AGTTGTTCTTGTAAGAGTTGTCTGCGCGCCAGTATTTGGAACAACTAGCAAATCATACGCTTGTGGTCCCGTTGCCGTTGCGCCATCAAGGAATAATGTAAGACCCGCAGATGTTCCGCTGGCACCTGTGGGTCCCGTCGCGCCAGTTGCGCCTGTAGCGCCTGTAGCGCCTGTAGCGCCCGTGGCTCCAGTAGGGCCCGTCCAACCCGTCGGGCCGGTAACAGTTGCAATAGCGCCGTTATCTACCCAAGTAGAGCCATCCCAAACCCATAAATGCTGATCGTTTAAGGTGACATAAGCGTCACCGATCGCGCCCGTGTAGCTGCTTGGATATCCCGGCAACGCGGCTGCATTGGCGACCGTGCCCTTATAGGTAATACCCGCGCCAGCTGGGCCCGTGAAGCCGGTTGGCCCCGTAGCGCCAGTAGGCCCAGTGACTGTTGACGGCGCGCCCGTTGGGCCCGTTGGGCCCGTAGCGCCTGTGGGTCCAGTAACCGTTGATGGAGCTCCCGTAGCGCCTGTGGCTCCCGTAGGCCCCGTAGGTCCCGTATTTCCCGTGGGTCCGATACCGCCGCCGGGGCCCGGAACGCCCGTGGGGCCTGTGCTGCCCGTAGGGCCCGTATCTCCGGTGATTCCTGCGCTGCCCGTGGCCCCCGTAGCTCCTGTAGGCCCTGTGGCCCCAGCTGCGCCCGTAGCGCCCGTGGGTCCGGTGACGGTAGATGCTGCGCCTGTAGCGCCAGTTGCGCCTGTGGCGCCCGTAGGCCCCGTCCAGCCTGTAGGGCCGGTCACATTAGAGGCTGCGCCCGTGGCTCCCGTGGGGCCCGTAAATCCCGTGGGGCCCGTGGGGCCTGCGGGTCCCGTAAATCCCGTAGGTCCGGTAGGACCCAACGCAGCAATCTGCGCAGATGTAACGCGAACTGATGTTCCAGACTGAACCGCTTCAAGTTGTTCAGTGCCATTAAGGGCAACCGCCGCTGGTAAATTTGGAATTTGTTGATTCGCCATTACAACGGTCCTGTCTGCGGTATCTGGTCGGTGTTATACGGCAATCCAACTTTTGCCGTAACCATTTTCGTCGTGCTGGTTAGCAATGATCCCGCAGATAATACAGGATTCACTTGATATGTGAAAGCTGTTCCAGTCGTTACGGTTATAGAATAAAAGCCATTCGCCGTGTTTTGAGATAATCCCTCAACAGCTATCTGAGCATTTGTCGCAAGGCCATGCGCAGCAGAGCAAGTAACAGTTACGAGACCCGCGCCATTTGAGGTAACAGAAACGAGCGGTAATGTTACATAATATGCAGTTGTTGCAGTATTATTTGTCTGCAGAGGCATAACTGCACTTTGATCAAGACCGGGCTGTTGACTACGGTCCGCCCTCGATCCCCCAGTTTGCTGAGTAACGCGCGTTTCATTATTTTGAGTAACTCGCGTATTGCCGCCCGGGACAGGAATGCCTGTTTGTGTATTTGTTGTATTGCCCTGTGTAATACGAACGTTTGTTTCCGCCTCTGCAAAATCTTGCGTGCGCGGGTTCATAATTGGCGTTGGGTCTGCAGGAACAATAATCGCACGCAATTGTTGCTGCGGAACGTCTAGGCAGGTATTACAAACAAGAATGCGCTTATTATAAAGAGAAGCGCCGCCCCATTGATACTGCCATTGAAGTCTATTGTGATTATACCATATGCCGCAGCGGTCGCAGACACCAAAAGCCCGCGGATTGCGGGTTGATGTTTGTGCGCGACCTGCCTTGGAAGCATAAGCCATTATCGCCAGTAACCCGATAACTGAGGTGAAATATATTGGCCAGCAGTTTCAATATTCTGATTGGCTGCAATTGTGTAAGCTTCATCAGCCATCGGCTTTAAGAAGACAATCTTATCCGGCGCCCATATCTGAGCCAATCTCTCGGCAAGTCCATAGACCATTGCCTCCAACCATATTGCAGGCATATCAAGATTTTCTGTGCCGTTCATGTTGGCATCCTGCAATCGATACACGCCGTAATAAGTCAATGATGTTTGAGAACCATCAGGGACTGGCCACAATGTTATGAATGGGTTTAACAATCTATTAAACCAAAAAGTCGTCGGAAATCCTTGCTGCGCTTTATTAGGATAAGACGCATATTCAGTTCTACTGATTGGCAAAATTATTCTATCTGTGCTTACAGACCCGCTTGTTGTCGTAATGTATGCATCAAGGATTACTACAACATTTGGATCGACAGAATATGAAGACAGGCCCTGTGTCAATGTTTGCGTATAAGGAACAACCTGCCATAAATTTACGCCTTGATTACTCCAGCGCGTAAACATCATATTCGTCGCAGTTCTTGCGGCGTCAATATGCTCTTGGAGAACAGCTGTAGGGCGAACGCCTATAAGCTGATACGCATAAAGCGTAATCTCACCAAGAGACGGGTTAAAATTATATGTTCCCGATGTCGCCATGACCCGCCTCTGTCTTAAAAATTAATACGGGGCAACACCAAACTGAGCAAATGTTCCAGTTACTGTGCCGCTGCCGCTATTTAGCAAGATACGCACAAATGTGAAGGCGTTGGTGAAGCTTGATTGTTTTGCTGCACTTGCATTGACAACATTGGCATCAGTCGAACTAAACCAAGTAACGCTGCCAATTGGCGTTGGGCTAACCGGATCGTTCGGGTCATTCATTGTTGTCTGCACAGTATAGTTTACCGTGCCACTAACATCGATCTGAAAAACAACATTTGGGCTTGCCCAGCTGTCAAATCTTACCCAACGAGAACCGGCAACGCCATTAGTTCCAACAGTTACGCCAGAGACGCTTGTTGCGCCGCTTGCTGCAACGCGCGTTACAGTATCAAAGTCAATCGTTGTAGCTACAGTGCTACCGCTGGTTCCTTGAAGAACTTCAGATACAACAGCGCCGCCATATGTCGTGCCATAAACAGTAAAGGTGATTCCTGAATCATTACCAACGTTAGTAACAAGAATACGGCGAGGGGTGTCCAATATTGCTACACCATCAACAACAAGAGAGCCATTAAGCGTAAGATTGGCAGCACCCGCAGTCGTTTGACTTAACGCAATATTATTTGCGCTCGCCGCCGCAAGAGGACCAACGGAAACAATAATTGGCTGCATCAGCGTTTTCCTTTTGTATGGCCTGCGCGTGCAGCCGCTACGTTATCCACGAGATTAGGGTAAGGTCGCCCAGCGGCTCTTGCCTTAGCCTTAGCTACCTTAACACCTTTTGCGCTTAAAGCCTTGTGCTTTGCGTCTTTAGGTGCATCTTTTTCCCAAAATGGCTTGCTCATTTTAGCAATCCCACTTTCGTAATGATTTATTGATTCGGCTATTTGGATCAGCAGCAGCTGCCGATCCGGTTAATTTCTTTTTCATGCCAGTCATTCTAGCACAAAATGACTTACGCCGAGAGGCAGACTTATCACTTTTTGCAGCCTGCTCTTTAGAAACCGGCGGCTTCAGGTTATGACCTTCAGCCTTGGCGGATGCCCTGCCTTTGGCATTAAGGCCACCTTCAGGGTTCTTGCCTTCTGATCGCTGCCAAGCGGGTGTTCTCGCCATATCTTTTTCCTTTAAAAAACGGGGGCGTTGTGTTTCGCCCCCGTAATCTTCTTACCTACTAATGCCAAGGGGGAGCTCAGTAGTGAGAAGCCTTACCACGCGGCGTGCCTGCATGAGCAGAAGAAAGAACGCCGCCACCACTCTTACGAGCTGGGCGAGTTCCTTTAGCAGCCGTTGACATGACAGCCTTGCCACCTTTTTTCATGCAACCGCCGCCAGCCTTTTCAGCTTTGCCGCCTTTTTTAAAACCATCTTCGGTTTTGAAGGCGTCAATGCGTGAACCAGAAGCCTCTGAAGAAGCGCGAGCACCCTGTGGCTTTTTTGAGTCGGTTCTCGTGTAATCACCCATAGTATTCTCCTATGCTTATGCGTTGTTTGCTTGAATATATTCTACAATAAGCTTGCCTTCGCCGGGGATAGTATCTGGGGCACCACTATCAACCCAGATAGCAACATCAGATGTGCCAACATTTTGCCAAACGCCTGTGCGAGTAGCATCTGTTCCCGGATTTAGTGAAAGCAAACCAACAGCATTAGCATTTGTCGCAGCAACCAACTGAGTAGCAGCTGATGACGTTCCAACGCTTAATGTGTAAGTCGTCGTCGCGCTCGACCATGCAATATCAACAAGAACGTAGATTCTAACAATCGTGCTATTTGCAGGAATTGTTATTGCTGTCTGAGCCGATGTCGTTGACTGAATAATGTCAGCCGATTGAGCCATTGCAACGAAACCAACATTCTTGATTGAGCCAACTGTCGTGCCAGTCGTATCAAGAACATCACCGGCCTTAATTGGGCCGGTAAAAGTTGTAGTTCCCATTTAAATTACTCCTTCTGCACAAGGTTTAATTACGTCGTCTGTGCAGCGTCCGCTTGGCCGGTCGACGTAACTGATGCTCCAAGGTCTTTATTGCCAGAATGCTTTCTAATATAGTCGGCACCCGCCAATAAAACTTCTACATTATCCTTTGCCTGTCCCAGCATGCTGTTGCAAGCATAGCATAATAATTCACGCACGGCACCTGTATCGTGGCAGTGATCAACGGCTAATGGCTTAACATTACCATTTTTATCGACACTGATTTCTTGCCCATGACAAATTGCGCATTTGCCGTTTTGAGCTCGAAACATTTCTGCGTAATCAGCTATAGATATTCCATAGTATCTCTTTAAGCCATAATGGCGTTGAGCTTCCTTGGACATCTTATGCAGTTTACGACCTTCTGAAGAAACCTTGCGCGTTGGAAATTTAGATTTAACCAAATTGCCTATACGCAAATTCGTCGTATCGTTGTCTAGGAATTGAATAGATGTGTCTGGCCATTCTTTATAATGTAGCAACCAAGCTAACCGCGTAGCGATCATGGCGCGACCCTTATAAGTAATATACAGATACTTTTTTTCTTCTCCTGTTGATTTAATCCTAAGACTTTTCCAAACGCCTGCTATATCGCCAGTTTTGATATTTTTACCGGGATCTAACTTCCAGCGGAAAGAACCTGTCTCTGGGCTATAATCAAGAGCGCGATAGACTTCTTCAAAAGTTAACTCAGGAACATTCATTTTGTTATCTCCATATCGAACAAGCAGACATTATCTGCTATATCGTATCTGTCAATAACAAAATATCCCCGGTTACGATAGATGGGGAAATTTAATGTCTCCCCATCTGTTTTTGTTAAAGGCTTTCCTAAGTAATTGTTATTACGTTGGGAAAGAACCGAAGATTGATCTCCAGTTATAATATCCGAAACTATACCGCTCGTAACCTTTAACCAAAAGATTGTCGGTTACGAAGTCGACCTGCAAGTCGGATTCGAACTTTACACGTTCCATGTAAGAGAGGCCATCGATGTTGGTCAGCAAGAACCAAGCGCGCGATGACGTCAAGAAGTCATTGACCATGTAGCCTTCAGGTAAACCACCTGCAGTCATCATGATCGCATTGACGTCGTTGTCCGCTGAACCCGGGCGCAGTTCGGTCTTCGTCAGACGAATTGCAACTGGCTCGAGAGCAGGTGGAACAACAAGACGACGACCGCGAGCAAACACCTTCAAGCCAGCTTGGTCTTTGAAGTTCGTGCGGATGGCAATCATGCCATTCAGCAATGAAGCTTCGTTAAGATCAACCTGAACTGCTGGCGTGTTAGAAACAGTTCCGCCGTCAATCGGGTGAGATGCACTTACAAGAGCAACACCGTCGCCGCCGACAGAAGCATTATACGTCGTCGCCGTGTTCAACACGTTGGCACCGTAAATTTCTTTTGTCTGCTGGAACGATTCGATGAGGCCAAGGTTCGATGGCATAAACTGTGTCTTATACAGGTTATCGTCGATTGCCTTACGTGTAATCGCATAGCCGAGAGCAATTTCAGTATGCTCTTGGTTATAGACGTAACGTTCGCCAGCTGCGTTATCGAAAGCGGTCTGGCCACCTTCGGTCTTCAACTGGGCAAGACCCAAGAAGCGCATTTCCGCAGTGCGCTCAAGCGCCATTTTGGAATCATGCTTCGTAAAGATCTTATCATACTGAGATGGGATCATCTCATACTTGCCTTCAATCCCACGGAGACCGGGGAGGAGAAGGTCTTTGATGGCAGAAAGATTAACAGCCATTGGTCCTTACTCCTTAGATTGTGACAAGCGTCTTGGTCGAGACGTTCAAGAAGCCAACAATAACGTAGTTAGCATTCGAGGCCGTATCGGTGCCATTTGATCCCGGCGGATCAGTGACAAGGCTGATGACGCGGAAAGGAGCCGTCGAAGACGTTCCAAGCGTTTCAACAAACATGCCAGAGATACCAGATGAAGTATTGCCGCTTGAACCACCTGCGAGAGAGATAGAAGCGCCAACGCCAGCTTGCGTCACGTTAGTGGTGCTGCCAGCTTGGACAAGGAAACGAGCGTTTGGATCGTTTACGACGTAGGCATAGACAACGCCATTGTTGTCTGAGCCCGGCCAAAAGTTCGACCAAACAGTGCGCTTCTGAGCGACTGAAAGATATTTGCAGCCCTGAAAAACACCAGCAAGCTGCGTCGTCGGCGCGTCACCCGCGCGTGTGATCGTGCCATTGGTGTCTTGAAGGACGGCATCACCATAGAAAATAGCAGTCGTATAGTTAGAAGCGATAAGCATCTCGACCTGTTCGTAGGTCGGGGCAGAACCGTTCCCGCTATACTGACGAAAACCGAACGGCGCAAACGTATTCGCCATGACGGGTTCTCCTTTTATAGGAGGCTCATCATCGCGCACCGGGGCGATTCAGGAACCAGAAAATTGTTAATGCCTCACGCCGAGGAGGCTCGGGCCCTTTAAGGCTTATGCATATTATCGCTTGACATGACTAAAAAGTAAAGGGGCCGACGAATCGACCCCTCTACATACAATTCTGCTGTTAGCTGACAGACTTATTCTTCAGGTATTGGCATAGCCTCGTAAGACTTTTTAATTTGCGGACGAACCTTCGCATGGTCTCTTGTCATCGTGCCATCAGGTGTTCCTGAAAGCTGGGTCTCTTTGTATCTTACTTGATCACGAGCGCGGCGAAGGTTAATCATTTCACGCTCTTTAATAATTTCAGTTGGGCACTCCATCAGCACAAGACCATCGCGCATAATGATAGATGTGGCTGAAGTATTATGCGGCATCATTTCAGGGTGACGCGAAGCTGGGACCGGAGACCAGCCTTCTCTCTTTACTTTCAGCTGGTTGCCCGTATCTTCCCACTCATATGTTGAAAAGCGCTTCCAGTTATATGTCCAGCCATCGGGGATTGTATTAGGGTCAACATAAAGCTGATCTGTGCCCTCATCTAATTCACCAAGATGGCTGCGAAGTTCAGCGGCACGCTTTGCAGCAGCTGCCCTTGGGTCGTCATCACGCATGGCTGGCCTCAAGTCTTCTTCCTGCACAGGTTCTTTTGCAACCTTAGCAAATCTATTCTTAGCTATCGTATTCATAATCTATCCTTAATGACCGTATCGGCCTTCTTTGATTAAGAGAGCTTTATTCTTTGCATATTCTTCAGGCGATAAATTCATATCCTTAGCAGCCTGCGCCTCATCTTTTGTTAATCTCATCGTATTTGGACGCGGCGAATTGCCACGAGACACAGGCGCTGGAGGAGGTTGTGTAGAGCGTCTTTGAGTTGGCGCTGATGCAGCAGACATAGGTGATTCGGAAGCCGATTCGACATGCTGTTCAACTGGAGCCTGCTTTTGCTTACCAAGACGCATTTCGATGAACTCAAAGTATTCATCAGTCTCTGGACGTAAGCCATCCTCGACAGCATCTTCATGCGCACGCATAGCCTTACGCACATCTTTATCTGAACGGATAATATCTTTTGAGTTGCGTATCCAATCAGCCGAACGAGGCGAGTTAGACTCAAGCGAATCAGCCCATTGATCGGCAATACTGCCGCGCGAAGGCGGCATTTGCTGAACAGGCTGCGACTCAGCATCTTTCATCGCTTGCTTCATGGCTTTCTGGCCATCTTTCAGCTTTTCCATCTGATTGGCATTAACAGCCATCGCGTTTTGTATCTCAGCGGCCTTTGTATAGTCGCCAACACTCATTGATTCTGCATATGCAGTCTTTAACGCCTCTGAACGTTCCTTAACGGTCTCAATTGCATTAACTACTAGCTGATATTGAGCCTCTGCAGTGTTTTCATCAGCAACTTTTGCCTTCTGATGCGCCTCATAAGCGCGTCTTTCAGCTTCTTCAGCGCGTCTTTTCTCGCGCTCAAGGTTCTTTTTAAGCTCCTCAATACCTTTTTCAGGCGGAACTTCAGTTTTTTTCTCTTCTTTTGCAGAAACTTCTGGAGTTTCCTCCTCAATCTCTACATTTGGCGCTTCAGGATCAGCATTTTTTGGTTCCTCAAGCACAACATCAATATGTTCTTGTTCATCAGACATAAAAAAGCTCCTTACCAAGCAGAGTCAGGTGACGGAACGCGCATTTTCACCTGCGTATCCGCCATCATTCGGCATAAAACGCCATTTACAGTTATGCTCCAGCCATCAGATGGCCTAAATGCAAGCCAATCATGCATTTTAAACGTTGCATTATTGAACCATTGACCAGTATCATCATGAAAAGCCATTGGCCCCTTAGCTACTAACAAGCCAACCTTCCCCTGATATCGATCTTCGTCAGTTGTTTTGTCTGACAAATACAATCCACTCTTTGTTTTTGTTGGCCTGATATAAACAGCAACTAAGATCTGATTGTTAAAAATCTCAATGTTAGATAAATCACCTAAATCATCGAGCAGTTTTTGTTTTGGATCTATTTCATGATCCATTATCATAGGTGGCATTATTTTCCCTTCCTCTTATTGATACTTTTCCTGATATACCCTGTGTGCTTCATCAAGGTATTCTATAGCGGCGCGCAATCCCGCAATTTTCCCCGCTAAATATTTGTATTCAGCGTGTGTTTCCAAGTGGCCATTTGAAAGATTGATCATTAATCTATCAATTTCGTCACTCAATAAAATTTCTAACTCCTTCACATATACGTGAAGTGGCGTGATAGCGCCCATATGTAGCCCTTCCTCGGCTCTTCCTCTTTGTTAGCGGGACTGGCTGCCGAGGAAGGGGGACAGCCAGTCCCTTCGCAAAGCTTACGCTCTACGAGCTTTTTTCGCCTTGGCGATATCTTCTTTTTGTAAGCGACCTTCGCCACTTCCGGCGCCAGCTGTCATATCCTTATATGACTTAGCAACTTTGCTGATACGACCGCCAGCCTTACGGGCTGGAGCATCATGATGCTTCTTAGCAATGTCAGTTTTTTGCAAACGACCTTCGCCAGAACCCGATCCAGCTTCCATGTCTTTATAGGTGCTTGCAACTTTGCTGATACGACCGCCTGCCTTGCGACCCATCGGCAAACCTGCTGGAGGCGGTGCCGCAGGAGCTGGCATTGGAGGAGCCATTGGTGGGCCCATTGGCATAGGAGGAGGCGTAGGAACGCCAACAGCAGGCATTTTAGGAGCGCCAGCAATTGGCTGGTCGCCCATAGGGAGCTTGCCACCAGCTACAATGGTTATGTTAATGTCGGTCTTGCCGCCCTTGCCGCTTTTGTGGGAAGGCTTTTTCATTGAACCGATGTCGAGAGCGCCACCCATAGCGCGAGCAGTTCTACCGCCCTTCTTATAGTTTTGATATTTGCCTGAACGCTCTGCGGCTTCATTTGGCTCGGGCAAAGAATCATCACCACGTAGCGCACGATCTAACGCGCCTTTTGATTCTTGCGTATAGTTGGCTGTGCCCATCTTGCCGACATCGCGCATTGATTCGGCTTGCTTTTCAGCCTCCGACTTAGCGCCAGTCATTTTCTTTAAAAGGCTGCCGCCCTCGGCTTTGCCGCCCTTCTTGTAATGCTGGGCAGCGCCGCGGACTGGCTTAATCTTCATCGAGCCAAGGCGAGCTTTATTGTCTTCTGTTTCAGCAGCTGAAGGAACTGAACCGCCGCTGGCGCGTTTTGCTTTACCGCCATGCTTTAGGCCGCCAATATGTTTTTTGCCTTCGCGCTCTTCGTTGGCTTCCTTCATATTCTTATTGGCCATACCAACGCCAATCTCTGAGGGAACCTTGCCACCTGCCTTACGGGCTGGACGGTCTGAGCGAGAAGCTCCGCAACCGCCTTCCATCATGGCGACCTTGCCGCCTTTCTTGTAAGCACGGCGGGAAATGGGTCGCATACCTGTCTTAACATCAGCCTCAAGCGGCTCCGCTGGGCTCCAGTCCGCGCTAGAAACTTCTTGATCTTTGACGTAATTGCCGGGCTTGGCCAGATTACGGGCTTTCGCCTTCATCTTTTCCCGTAATGTTTTTGCAGAATATTCAGACATTTCTCTTTATCCTAGCTAGGAATTAAGCGGCGTCCCGCTTTCCGCGTTATTTCGGAAGGTTAGATACTACATCAAGAGCGTCACTAATAACAGAGCCGCCCTTCTTAAGACCATACTTTTGGCGGCGTTCCTGTTCTTGCATGACGCTATCAAGGAACCGCTGATTTATTTGCTGTTGAAGCTTTTGCTCTTCAAAGAATTTCCTTGCCGAGCTGCGCCCCCTTGGATCAACAGAAAACGGATGGATAATTGACTTATCTTTTGCAGGCTGCGTTACAATTCTTTCCAATGCTTCAGGCATGACATAGTGACGCAATGAAAGAGGAACGTCGCCAACATACTCGCCGCCAGTTGCGACAGGATATGTTGAATGCTCAAATGATGTTTCAGGCGTTATGTTTTCGGGATTAAACTTTACAACGCGATGGCCCATCATACTCTTAGGAGCGCCACGTAATTCAGGATCAGTAATAGCTACGCGAGTTTCTCCAACCATTGGAAAGCCTTTATCGCGCCAACCTTTGGTGTCCATATACTGAACGATTGCGCGACGATGGCCGCCGGGAAGTTGACGTGCAAACTCGCTTGCTTCTTTTGGGTTAGATATGCCGGGCCAGTTCTCTAATAACTCAGCGGCCTTTTTCTTTTCTTCAGGCGAACCCCAGTGGGAACCGCTCATGATTGCTTGATCAAACTCTTTCGCGGCTTTCTTTGATATCTTTTGATTCGGTATCTGAGCCATCAAGGCGTCAAACATATTGTGCGACGAATCAACTGCAGTTGGACCCATTGGAGAGAAGACACCGTAGACATCGCCTTCCCTTGCAGCTTGCGAAACAGCTTTCTTAAAGCCCGTTGCAGGTCCGGGAGCATTGGCCCAAACAGCGCCGGGACTAGGCTCCAGCATATATTTTGCGCCTGCATGAAGGTCTATTGGCCACGACAACTCTTGGTCGTTGATATGCGTCAAGCGTCCAAAGTTTGAACGGTCGCCGCCAAGATTAATGAAAGTGGCGCCCTTTGCCGTGTTGTAGAAATCCTCCCAAGACATTGGGTTTGTTTCTTTGAGCGGCAAATTAGGAATTGGCTCAATCTTTGTCGTTACGTCTTTTGGCGCACGGCTTTGGCCAACAAGATAATAATCTGACTTAGGGCCGGAGACTTCTTGCTGAATGCGTAAGTCGCGCGCTAGTTCTAAAGCTTGACGGACCTTATCAGGGTCTTGACTGAACGGGCTAACAACCCGCTCCATTGCGTGCTCAAGCGGAACGGGAGGAAGCTTTGCGCCAGCCTTAGCAAATTTAGCTATCTTTGATAATGTGCCAGCTTCAGCCTCTTCAGGCATAAACGCCGACGCGCCAATTGCAGCTGCCTTCGCTGCCTTCCCGGGAAGACCAAGGGCCGATAACGCAACATTGGTTGGGTCTCCTTCACGCAAGCCAACAGCAACATCCCTTGCTGCAGCAATAGGCGCAGCTGGCGTAAAGTAAGGAGCTATTTCTGATGCAGCCTGAAGCGCAGGCTGAATAACCTCAGTAGTTTCCTTGGGATATGAGCCGAGAGGAATAGATGTGTGCGTTAGTGGCTCTTCAATAGACATAGGAGCAAACTCAACTACGCCGCTTGCGCCCTTCTCATGGCTTGCTTCTTGTTTTTTACTAGCTTCATCAGCTGCTCTAATGGCCGCTTCAATGTCTTCTACGCTACCGCCCCCTGCAAACTTATTTTTTGTAAGATAATCAATTACAGCATTTGAATATGAATCTTCTTTATCCCACCAAGGTATTACATCAATATGCGTTTGCCCACGCATTTTAGCCGCCTCTAATCTATGACTACCATCTGAAACCATCCATTTGGGATTATCTAAACTAGGTGCGCCAGCTTCAATCGGAGGAATAGGAGTTTCCCTCGCAGCATATTCTTCAATTAATTGTCGAGATCCCGGCATATATAATTTTCCCCCGGGGAGCGCACTCTCACCGTGTTCTACTTCTTCAATAGGAACTCTAACAACATTTTTATGGTCATAAGAAATTGGAGATTGAGATAAAGATTTTATATTTGATAAATTTTTATCATCTTTAGAAATAAATTTTTTGGCTAAATCTATTGCCTCAGAAACTGCCTTGCCTCCACCTGCCTTACCCGTCCGCCCAAACAATGGCGCAACCGCAAAGCTCCACGTAATTAATCTGCGGAAGTAAGCTTCTGGATCTTCCTTATCGACAGGAATACGAATCGGAACAGCCCCGCCGGAAGCTTTCTTGGGCTTATTAAGCTTAAGCGATCCAAGAACATCAGTAGCGTCAATGTGATGTTGAACGCTATCAGTAGGCTTGCGATCACCCTTTCTAGCTTTGGGCGCCTTCGCCGCATCTAGCAACTCCTGCGAGACAAGAGAAGGTTTCTTCGCCATTACTCAATTCCTTCAAAGCCAGTTGGAGGCAGCTGCTCTTGTGATTCTAAGCGGTTTAACATTCTTGGATCAATGATCTGATTGATTATTGGAAGAGCGGCAGGGTTCTTGGCAATATCTTCAGCCAATCTCACAGCAGCTAACCGCTCGCGTGATTCGCGATCACGCAACCGATTAAACGCATCAAGTTTTGCATCTGCACCGCGCATTTCTATTTCGCGCTGCTCAAGCTGTAGCTCTGCCATCTTGACAGGATCAGGCGCTTGGCCTTCCTGCATTTGCGATTCCTGAACCTTGGCCTGCGCCAGCATTGTCTTGGCGTCTGCCTCTTGCTTCTTAATTTTAAGCTCTTCAATCGCCTGCATAACTTGCGGCGGAGGATTAGCTGCAGCATCTGGTGGCGCCATAAACTGCTCAGGATTGCTCCAACCCATCGCCTTCATGGCCGCAATGTCAATCGCCTTCGGGTCATACATCGCAGGATTAGATTGCTGTAGTTGTTTCAACGCCATGATCTTCATCAAGCGTTGCGTATGGCTTGCAGTGTTTGGATCTGCTTGCGGAACTAGCTCGCAGTTATCAAGCGCCTGTATAAAAGTTGTTTCATTCCACTGGCATTTTGGTTTTTTGTTTTTGCCCCAAAATGACGTGGGATGCTCTCTGAAACAACGCACAAGCAACTCAAACTCTTCAGCTTGAGAAACATGCATGCGCTTATGGACTGCATTCAAAATCTTCGTAGCTTGATCGATCAAAGCTAAAGTAGTGCCAACCGGAGCGTTGTCGCGGCCTTCGCCTACCTGTAGCTCGCTTGTCGTGCCGACACGTTGGCCAGTCTCGACCATATTCTGCACAAGCGTCATCAACGCCGCACCCGGTTCCTTGTAGGGCAATGGCATAATCGCTTGGTTGATCGGCAACCCACCCGTCTTCACTAACGCTCCCCCGCCCGGAGGGACGCGGAATATGTTGGTGTTTTGTCTCGCGCCTGTGTCGGCCATCAAGAAGCCGGGGAAATTTGCATACATACCCGCATCGAGCATTTCGCGCCATGCAGCCGTCACCGCGTTAGTAGTGTTGCCAAGGATATGCAGTAGACCGATATCGTAAAAGCCCAAACCGGGGACGAACGTATATTTAACAAAGTTGTTTCGCGCTTCAGGTAATTCGTCACCTTCTTCGCCCGTTGGTTCATCGTAGTTGCGCACGATAGAGAGAATCTCTCTAGATGATACATCAATCGTTACGCGGTAGGGAATCTCTAATCCTGTTTCTTTTCCTTTATATTTATGCGCGTAACCATGAATATCTAACTCGCAATAGATTTCATAAATTTCACGGTCGCGATCATCAGGATTGCGTGTATCAACACTAATGCCTTGCTGATCTGCCTTCTGGCGTTGAACGGCATCAGCATCTTCAAAGCTTGGAACGTTAAGTTGAATGTCGCGATAAACGCCAAGGATCTGCAACCGCTTCACAGTTGAAGAGCGCATATAAACGCGATGCGTTATACGCTTGGCGTCAGTCAATGCAGTCGCTGCGTTATTAACTATCAAGTCATCAGCATCAACCGACTCACTGACTGGGCGCCCACGCAAAGGACAGAAATAAACTTTTTTAAATGCTGTGCCGCCAAAGCCCAGCATGAAAAGCATTTTGTCAGTGTCAGGATAATACTCGCGGGCAATCGCCGTCAGATAATGATTGAGGTCTGACTCAAGAGCCGTAGCCTGCTCATCTTGTTGGACAGTATCGCCAGCCGATTCGCTCCGAACCTTCACCGGCCCATCAGTCGGGAGGAGCTCAGAACGGGCGTTAGCCTGAAACCGCAGGACTGCCTCAAGAAGGAGCGGGTGGCGCACTTTGCTCATGCCCTCCACGGGAGCGCCGTCAGACGCGCCCTGAAGGCCCGGAATCTCAACCTTTAACCCTAGCAATTTAATGCCCTGAGCTCGGTCTTCAATCCAGTCTTGGCGGCTGTCGAGGTCGTCCCTCACGCCGCGCAAAAGATCTTCAGCAATACGGCCCAACTCAAACTGGTCAATATCCTCAACCAGATTGCTGAACCATTCCTGCGCCCTTGCCGCATCTGACGCGCCCATAGGGCTACCATCAAGCGAAACACTTACTGAGCCATCATCATGCTCAATGCGAATAATGTTGCCCTTGTCATCTGTCTCGGGCTTGTCGACATCATTCAAAATTTCAACGAGGACCTCTTCCGATGGCGCCAGTCCCACGGGCTCCTGTTCCTGTCTAACGGAAGGCGATAAGCCCGGAGTCATTGGCATAATTAATTTCCTTCGCTGTCCTCGAGCAGCCGCGTAATATCCGCGACGAAACGGTCTAAACCCTCGCGAGCGGCTATACTATCAGTTTTCGCCGCAATCTCATAGGTACGCACGTAATCATGGGGCTCCTTACCCCAAACCTCTACTTTAAACTTGCCAAGGCCATGCCCATGGGCTGGAGGCTCATCAATAATATCAACAGTCGCGCTTGCGAGGATCATGTTATTATTCCGATTATATAGGGTAAAGCGGCTCTGGTTCTTTGCCGGTGTGCATTCTACCTTGATCGAGGTCCGCAGTCCATTCAGCTCCCCTAACGAGAATGCCGATTTCGCGAAGATACTTGAGGGCCATAGATGTCGTGTCCACGAGGTCGTCGTGCTTCCCGCGAGGGAATTGCGATGCCTGCGTAATAACCATATCCGCCCACGCACGATCAGGAGCATAGATCAGCCCCTCCGCAAAGATATGTTGAATGCTGTAAAGGCGAGACAGTTTGTCGTGGCCCTTTGGATCAATCAACTGAACCGCAAACTCCTCGTGATTATACAGCCTACGAAGTTCTTGCGCGACACTAATTCCTGAAGCTTTATTTTCAACGAGCAGCTTTTCTACATTATATCGGTCCATCGTTTCTTGGACCTTCTCCACCAACTCATGCAGTTCAAGCCTTTCTGCCCACGCATACATCAGCATGCATCTTGGATGCTCTTGCGTATAGGTTCTTTCCAATTGCGCCATTGACCCATCTGGCGTCATCTGCCTTGTAATTTGCGCGGTTTGATCTCCGCCTGTCCACACGCCCCAAACAGTCATGGCGCTTGGATCGTTTTCAGTCTTAGTCGTATAGGCGCAGTCTACCGCCGCGACGACGTAGTCGAACGGCGGATAGGAATCACGATCCCAAAGTTGCCACCAGTCGCGCTTGATGACGCCGCCGCCCCTCGGCGTTGGCGCTTGATCGAATTGCCCTGCCACTGCATAAGGCCCCATCGCCTTCTCATCGCGATCCACAACCGCTTCAGGAAAACGCTTAGGAAATAAAAGCTGTCCCGGTTCTTTGCGTGGATCAACTTCTCCGAGCATTGTGGGCATGGCCCTTGAAGGGTCATACCGCATCGGAAGCATAATATGGTCGTAGCCAAGTTGCTTCTCCAAGATAACGCCTGAAACATCTTCCTCATGCAGGCGCTGCATAATAACAACAATTGCCGATTCGAGTGGTTTATTCAAACGGGTTGGGACCGCCTCAAGAAACCACTCAATCGTTGAAGCTCGCATTTGGTCCGAACTTGCGCCCTCAACAGAGTGCGGGTCGTCGATGATAACTCTGTCACCTCTGGCGCCAGTGATTGACCCAGATGCAACAGCCTGCATAAAGCCAGTTGCAGTGTTCTCAAACTTTGTCTTTTGGTTTTGGTCTTTGGTTAGCTTAACGCGGTCGCCCCAGCGGTCCTGATACCACTCCGAATCAATCAATCGGCGCATCTTTGTCGAGTTGCGAACCGCAAGGTCTTGGCTGTGGCTGGCGCAAAGATACCGCATGTGCGGCATGTTCTTTGGTCCCCACTCCCACGCTGGCCAAAAGACTGAAGTCAGCAAAGACTTCATCATGCCCGGCGGGATGTTGATCAGGAGGCGATTGTAAAGAGAACCATCTTCAAGCTCGACACCGTAGGTGATTGCCTCGAGGTGTTCAGCCAACATATCGACATGCCAATTGTGGAAGTATTCGGCGCCCGGCTCGACGATATGCCAAGCCTGCCTGATGAACTCACACAAATCATCTTCGCACTCTGAGGCGCTGATGCTTGTCAACACCTGATCTCGGTCGAACTTTTTGCCATATGCCTCAACGATTCTTCCCATTACCCTCGTTCACTTCATCAAAAGTTACTTCGCTGTCCCTTGTCATGATGACGAATCCATCGTCCATCATAGACTTGAGATAGGCTTGAACAACCTTATCAACATGGCTTTCAAAGTGGGTTTCCCATCTTGCCGCGGCAAGTGCGTCCTTATGCGCCTGAATAATAGTCTTGCTCATATTCACCCCAGATAGCTGCGATTATGGCTTCCTTCCGAGTTTCTATCCTCATCTTCCCCACGATGTAGGGAGAATAGATCTCCCAGTTCTTGATGATTGAAACGGCTCTAGCCCTCTCCTCGCGTCGAACTTCCTCTATTAGCGCATCACGCTCAGTCTGTGTCATAGCTTTCATTCCTTACAGTCTTAAAGACGTAAGATGCATTTCATCGCCAATCTGGCCGATTAAAAAAGTATTAAACGCCAAACTGATCCTCGTAAGAGTTCTTTCCTGAACGGTATCATCAACAAAATGTTTTAAGTTTGATGGGAATACTAAGATGTCGCCTGTCTCGACAGGAACAGTAAATCTCTCAGCATTGTATCGATTATAATTTGTTGACGGCAATGAAAACTCTCTCATGGCAGAATTAAAAAAAGATAGACTGTCTTGCTCTTTATTGGCGCTAAAATAGAATGTGCCCGATAAAAAGCTATTTGGGTGAGAGTGAGGATGATGGTTTTGGCCCGGGTTAGTAAAGTTTAGCCAAGATTGAGTAATATATATTTTTACTTCATGAACCGGCGCAAATATCTCATTCAAGTAAGTATCCAAAGCAAATTGGACTGACTTCCTAACGTCCGCCATTTCATCTTTATCTAGGATGTATCGATCTACGCTAACGACATTGCCCACGTTCAAGAAAGTCTCCTTCCCGCACTTCTCGACAAAAGACTTTTCATCATCAGTCGGCTGGCGCCCAATGTTGAACCTAAAGACTGGCGTCGGGAAAAGCTCGAGCGTTTCTGTCTTCTTCATTCAATCACCTAATGGGATGTTCCGCGCGTCCACATTGTGGCGCCAAGATGCTCTGCCTTATCCACTGCGCGGTCGAGCGTATATACAAAAAAGTTTTTTGCCTCATCGGCATCTTTGGCAGATATAACTCCATTACATAAAACAAATGCGGTAGATGCCGCCAATATCTCTAATGCCTGAACTGTGTTGCCAGCCTCGTTCAGAATACTGATTATCTCTGTTACTGCCTCAATAACAACGGCAATTTCTGCGCAAACCTCTTCATCGGGCTCCATGCCGCTCCTTAATCCGCCTTCTCCCAGCGAATAACTCCGTCGGCTTCCCCTGAATCTGCCATAGCCTGTATTTGCCGACCAAGTATGTGGCAAGTCTCGTCAAAGTCTTTTCTGTTTTGAGTGCAAGCAAAAATCATTTTTGCGCAAACCATTCCTAAAACAGTCATAGCAATATTTGGATCAGATGGCTCCATCAAAGATGTCGCGATTGAATTGGCCATGTCATTCATTGAGTTCGCCTGTTCGGCGGTAATTGGTTCTCTCATTGCTCTTCCTCAGCAGCTAGTAAGATCTTCTTCAAAACTTCTCGGTCTTCAGGGTCGAGCTGTCGCGCGTCAATCTTTTGCGTCTGCTCAACCTTGATGGCGCCACCATCCGCTCCGGTTACAGCGGTTTCTTTGCGCTCAGTGTAATCTTCACGGAAACGGGCCTGCGCAGATTTGATCCAAAGGTTGGCGTTAAAGTCACGGCAACGTAGGCCGCCCATGCCCTCCCGCTCCCACCATCCCTGCTCGTAAGTCTTTGCCGCGCGTAGTGCGGTGAAAAATTCGGGATACTCATCGCCCCAATGATACATAGAAGCCTTGTCGACCTCGAACTCGCAAGCGATCATTGCGGGGCTGTAACCGATCTTTCCCATCTCAATCGCAAGCTCACAAAACTCAGGGCAATACTTTGTGGGTCGTCCAACCGGGCGCTTTTCAGGCTTTGCCTTTATCTTGGCAGCCGCAATTTTATCACGGATTGCAATAATTGGATCTTGTGGCTGTTCACTCATGTCAATTACAATTTCTTGGTTGAACGACTGTGCAGTCGAATGCATATTTGACTGGGGCGCAACCAACGAGGAAAGCGAGACCAAACAAAGCAAGGCTATAAATGCTGGCTACTATTAGGTATCGCATGGTTTCTTTCATTGTAGTCAAGCCCGAGCCTGATAATTGAATCATAATACCACACCCGGGCCCTGTTGTTTACTGTCTTAGATGAAGTCGTCTTCTAGATCTTCCAAGCCCGCTTTATGCGCTGAAGCTGTCGCCTTGCTCGCAGCCAACGCGGCTTTTCCCAAGGGGGTATCTGCCAGCATACCCAAAGCATCCATATAAACTGAGAGGAGAGCTTGTTCCTCAGCACGCTTAGACGCTTCCTGTTTGCGTAGCGCAAGGACTTTTTTAAGGATTTTAACGTCGTATCCATTTGATTTAGCTTCTAAAAATACTTCTTTGATGTCGCCAGCAATCGCCGCTTTCTCTTCCTCGAGCTTTTCTATTCGCTCGACTAGGGCTTTGATTTGGTTGTTGGTTCCCATTTTTCTGCTTCCTCTATTGTCTTAAGAATATGCTCGGCGCAATGCCAGCAATAGTCACACGTAACTGAACATGCTTCGGTTGGCTGTGTAGGTATTAGATGTCCATATCCATTCGAATCACGATCAATACCGGCACCAAATGTGCAGATGCCGTAAGCGATAATCTCTCTCATATCTTTTTTCATGTCAACATTCCCTTCCCCGAAACAATCAAAACATTTTTTTAAAAAAAATGATAGATCATAGTTGACAGGTGAAATTATTTCACCTATGTTCCTTTTATTGAATTACTGCACTGATGGAGATTGATATGACAAACGTTAACACACTTGCTGACCGTTACGCTCAAATCAAGGCTGAGGCTGATGCTTGGGCCAAAAAGCTTGAGGCTGTAAAGGCTGAGATCAAGGAGCTCGGCGTAGAAGAGGTCATTGGTGACCACTTCACGGTTACTGTCAGCCTTTCAGAGCGTTCAACGCTTGACCAAAAGAAAGTCAAAGAGATCCTTACTCCAGCCCAGATTGCGGCGTGCAACAGCGTGGCGCTTGTCACCACGATCCGCGTCAAGGCTTCGGTTCAGATAGCCGCTTAACCCAAGAGAGGGGCCTTCGGGCCCCTTTTTCATTCGTAGTTCATAAACATATTGATTGAGTAGCGACCATTTCCCGAATAGGGCGTATCCCCTTCCATTGAGACCTTTTCAACCTCGTGTTCAATGATCCCGGGGAAAATAACCATGCGGTTAGTTTGTGGCGCCAATCTATGTCCGTGTTGGGGGAAGACCAAATCGCCCCCCGTAAACTTTTTGGGCTCACGAAAAAGATTGATTACTGCAGACATACAAGATCTGTCTGTATGCCCTTGATAATAGTCCCCGTCTTGATAGTAATTGAGGAGTATGCCGTATCTGTTACTCGTGGCTAGATAATCAAAGATATAGTCAAAGTCCTTAAATATGGCCATGAGCTCCTTGCTGAATAGCTTGGCGGAGCATCTGATAATGTCTGACGTATCCTTATTTTTATAAGCATCAAATAGAAACAAGCCGCTACCCTTCTTCTTTGATTTCCTGTTCTCATCGGTAGCAGCAGCCGTTTTATCTGGAGGGCAAAGCTTATGCTCATAGGTTAAAAACTTTAGTTCATCCCAAACTTGCTCCAACTCATCATCCTCAAAGAACTTTTCTAGGATGATATGCGGGAACGGTTTGGGGAAATAATGAATATCCATAAAATCTTCCTCATGACAGTTGACAGGTGAAGTTTTTTCACCTACTGTGATTCTATTGTAATTGAGACCGATGGAGATTGAAATGCTTTTAGTAGAAGATGTCATGAACATCCTAGAAATTGATAACGAGTGGGTTGCTCGTTGCATCTTGGCGCGCATGAATATTGTTTCGCCAATCAATGACGAAGACTTTATCTCTGAGTGTCACCGTGCGGCTGATGCCTTTGTGAATGAGTGCGCTGACGCAGTTCAAGGAAGCTAATTAATATTGGAGATTGATATGTTAAGTTCACGTAGACAATTACGCTCACAAACTGGAACCATTGAGTATGAACTTGAAGAGTTTCAACCAATCAAAGACATCGCCTTCTTTGTGTATGGCACATGCGACATTGATTATGAGCTCGACGATGACGATCCCTCAGTTGGTTACCGTGGAGGTTTAGGCATCGACATCACGCGCATTAGCTTAAATGGCGAAAGCAAAGATAAACCAGCACTTAACTTAGATAGCTCTAGCGAACTCTATAAAATGATTGAGAAGCGTTTGCTGGACGACCCATTCTGGATCAATGAGGCAATATTCAAAGACCTAGAATCAAACTACCCAGACCCAGACCGTTACCGTGACTAATGGAGATTGATATGCGCGTTAAGGAAATGATGATGGCTGATCCCACAATAACCGACTTACCCGACGTAAACATCAAAACTTATTACAACCCTCCGCCAATACCCCAGCGCAATTACGACTGGGCCGCAATTGATGGTTCTACTTATGGCGGAGAGCCAAGCGACCCAGTTGGCTTTGGCAAGACTGAGGAGGAGGCCATCCGCGACCTCCTCGACCAAATCACTGAGCGTCAAATGACGAGGCTGTCATGGTAGACTTTTTCATTGACGCTTTTGTTTTCTTACTTGTGATAGCAGTTGCGGCGCTGTTTGGTTTGATTGCCGCTGAAGTCTTGTATCAACTTATCGAATGGAGATTGAATTATGGATAACAAGCGCCCCTACATTTTTGGCAAGCTTGAGCCTTGCTACGACGCCAACCCAACTCTTTGGAATGTCTTCTGCGCCTTGACCAATCGGCCAGTAGCCCAGCCAAATTACAATTGGACGGAGCATGACGTTATCACCTACCTACTATCCCGAGGCATCAATGACATCCGAAGAACTGAAAACAATAATGATGAACCAATCTCTGTCCGTGATGGACTTGGCTACAATATCCGGCGTGACAAAGAGACAGGCAATTGCATGGCGGTCAGGAACATCTCCAATTCCGAGGACAGTTGCCTTTTTATTATTGGCTCTAAGTGAGGGCGAACTATCTCAGGACTGGTTAGTAGATACGTTACAAAAAGAACTAGTATCACACATCATGTAAAAAATAGGGGGAGGTAAGCTGCAAATCTCTGCGAGCTTCGCAGAAGCAAGCAGCTGCCTCCCCTTTGTTGCACCCATAGTTGTCACGCGATGTGTGCAATTTCTGTTTTCGATACAGAGCCTCCTGATTGGAACTCATCCGCTGTTTTCATAGACCACAGGGCCAGCGAACTTCGCCCTTATGATTCCATAAATGCCTTGATTACTTCTGCCGCGAGCGGCGGGACGATGGCATTGCCGTAGGCGCGCAGCTTTCCCACTCTGGCGGGAACCCCATGAGCCAGCAGACGAACTCCGGGTTCAGCGCGCCGCGTTTTTCCGTCGGCGCCGTTGAGCCAGATGGCGTCGCGCCAGAAAGATTGCCCGTCTCTAAATCTATCATCCCTTCCGACAAAGCTATTTGTGTCGGCAGATGCGTTGATTTCTGAACAGGGCGCCCACTCGTTTTGGCTGACATCCCTACCTGCTCTGCTTTCGGCGTTGGCCATGTTGCCTGAAGGGCTTGAAGACTCAACGCTGACCCTCCTTGTGAATATTTTTTCGTCCGAAGATTCACATCGTCGCTGCATGGCGTTGTCCATTGCGACCCAATACAATCTTTGTCTGATGTGCGGCGCGTTTGCGGCGCAAGCCGGAATATCGACGCCATTGATGGCGTAGCCTTCACCTTCCAGATCAGATCTGACTCCGTCGAGCCAACCATACCCAGCCGCACCTGCAACCTGCTCACCCATGACAACTGGGGGGCGACAGCCTCTAATGAGTCGAAAAAAGTGCGGCCATAAATGCCGCTCATCGTCAGTTCCTTTACCTTTTCCTGCAACGCTAAACGGCTGGCACGGGCAGCTTCCCGTCCAGATTTTTCTTTCGTCTGCCCATCCTGCGAGCCTAAGCGCGTGAGACCATCCTGCGATTCCTGCGAAGAAGTGACATTGGTCGAAGTGCCGGATGTCATCTGGGCTAACATCGACAATTGATCTGGTATCAACTTCGCCATCGGCTATGTGTCCTGCCTTGATAAGATTGCGCAGCCACTCAGCCGCATAAAGGTCAATTTCGTTATAATAGGCGGCCATCAGAATGGCACCTCATCTCCAACAGTCCAGTCAAACCCAAGAACGCCATCAATTGGCGCCTTAACGTCGGGTATACCATCTTCGTCAATTGATAGAGACGGCTTGATAGGGTCAACAACCTTTTTGGCTGGCATAATCTCGCCACCCTCAAAGACCTGCTTAACGGTCATACTAAAATTATCAAAGCTAATCAGTCGACCAATTTCGTCCAGCGAATATACGATTGTATGGCGCCCTTCAGCCTGCACCTTAGCCACATCTTCATGGTGCTTAACAATCGCAACCACAACGCCCTTAAAGATTCCGTGTTCAATGCCAACCTCCCAAACCTCGGGGGCGCACTCCTTGGCGCCAGCAGCCGTGGCGGCCTTGTCGAGCGCCTGATAGGCTTTTGCCATCCTTGCGCCCTCACGCTTAACATCCTCAAGCGTGCCCTCCCATCGGGCTTGTGCCATCAGATATCTCTGCCGGTCGAACTTCTCACGCAGCGTCTCATCGACCAACATCCTGAGCCGTCCAACGCCCCACTTGCGGTCCATATCCACGCCGAGCTGATCTGCCGTATCTAAGAACTCCTTGCCAGCGATATACATGCCGGGGGTCGAGGCCCAAGGCATTGCTGGCCGTGTTGATACGGGAATGCCTCGGTCAGCCGTCGGGGGTTTTCTTTTGGGTTTTATCGCCATCTATCAATCTCCAATATCAATCTACACAAGACCTTTTTCTATTGCCGTCTCAATCAATCTATAAATCTGACTAAACCCTTCAGGATTTTTCTCCCTCAAGTTATTTGTGCTTTTACCTTCAGATAATCTTTTTTGCTTTCGGCTGTAAGCCAATCGGCTACGCAAAATCTTCCCGCGTTCTTTATTCGCCGTCAGTATTCTGAAATTAAGCCAGTCATCGTTATCGCAAGAACAAATAAAAAATAAACGATAACGATTATCTTCCAATATCAATCGTTCGACCATAACAGTCACCGTAAATCAATCGCGGCGAAAGCTACACCCAAACCCGATACCGCGTCAAGCGTGTCGGTCAGCGAGCGAGCGGCGACCCCATGGGAGCCGCGCTGCGAGCCAGCACCTATAAGGTCCGACTTTTTTACATTGCAACTTCCGTAAATAAGCATTTGATTTTGCTCCATAAACTTACTGATTTTACAAATCAACTTCCGTGCCCGGAGTTTACAACGTAAGATGTTACAGTATGTCATTGATATCGTTGTCACTTTCTACGGAGTTGAAATTGTTACTTCCGGGATTTGATCGGTCGACTTCCGTGCGTTTTCTGGGGTCATTTTTAATGCTTAAACCGCACAAATGGGTGTCCTTATTCTTCTCCTTATCCTCGATCCAACGAGCCTCAATCATGTAATCAACGATCATCATCACGACCGAATCACTTATCCTCAATCTGAGTATTTTGGGTAATCTTTTGGTTACGTGACGGCGTTGTGTTTTTGTGTTTCTTGCAATTGACCACGGCTCATTGGCGTCCCAGTCTTCTTTAATTGCTGTTAAAACGGTGTCCCTCATTTCGTCAGTTATTGTGTGGGCACCCACCCGAAACATGCCGGTCTCTTGCTTGCCGCCAAATCCAACGTCTTCGCTTTGAGTGGTTATGGTTCGCTCAATATAGAGACTGGAGCGTATCTTGAAGCCATCAGACATATCGATCTTGATAGCCGTGAAATCGATCTCCCAGCCATCCTGAGCGGTCTTAATCTTAGTAGCTGTGATAGTGCCTATCAGCTGCCCACGCTCTCTCTGCACCCAAAGGATGAAGTCTGCGGCGCCATCAAAGACAGTTGAACCACGCATCGTCCCATTGCTGTTACGGCTCATGTGATGGACGGCTAGGACGCATGTCTTGAACGACTGGCGGATATAGTCACAGGCCGCAATGAAGAGCGTCATATCCTTTTGCAGGTTCTCGTCTGCCCCGGGTAGGACTCGGGATGCCGTATCAATGACGACCAATACTGGAGGTTTCCCCTCTAATGTTTGCGCCTTCTGAGCCGTGCGGACCATCTTATAGACGTCGGGCTTTTGCATGAAGTTCATACTGTCGGGCGTGAGGTAAAAGGGGATAGTATCCGTATCTATGCCGGTCATCTTCTCCCACGCCATCATACGATATTTGACGTCAGAGAGGCCCTCAGTCGTAACGTAGACTGTTGGGCCATGCTTATTGATCTTATAGCCAAACCATTCATCTAGACCTGCTGCTGCTGATAGAGCCAGCCCAAGGACAATAAAAGACTTGAGACAGCCCGGCTCGCCAATAACAAAGCCAAAGGATTCTTCCGGCATAATGTCTTCGACAAAGAAAATTGGGTCAGGCATAGCCTTGATGGCTGATGCCCTAAGCAGTGTGAATGTATCACCGTCTGATACAGGTTCGGCAATCTTTATGGGCGCTTCGGGGTCAATCCCAAAACCTCCAGTATTTTTTGCATAGTTGTTGGATAAGGGCTCGCGGATGATTTTGGCATGTTCGGCTACCTTGCCATCCCAGTCATTTTTTGCTGACTTCCACTTCTTATTGAACTCTGTGATACCGCGACCCTCGCGCTCCAACAGGAGATGTTTGGGCTGTCCGGGGTCGTGTATGCGGGCGACGACGGCGCCACAATATTCCTCAAATAAGTGGGACTTTATTTCCCGTTCCCTTTCCTCATTAGGAAAGACAGGATTTTCACGGTAGAGATTCAGAAAGCATCTCCAGACCATCCGCATCATTTTATCTTCACGGCCATCAGCTACCTCACCCCACGCCGTTGTGGCATACTGAGGAGTTTGGGTCTTAACCGTTAAGATTATTTCTCCGGTTTTAGGATCGACAGTTTCAATTAGGTCGTGGGTCTTTACGTGGCCATTCTGCTCGGCCAATTCATCAATGTCCCGAAGGAAGGCTTCGGGAGCCATTGCGATTTCAACATCGCTTGGAGATAGACCCTCAAGCCATTCATAGTGTCTACCAGAAGAATGTTTTGATGGCGCAATTACTGCGAAACCACCAACGCCTCTAATGTCGACGCCGATTTGCGTGCGGATGGTAGGGGGCACCCAAGACTCGGGATAGCGAAACAATAACTGTAATCCGCCCCCTCCGGTTCTCTGGGTCGGCGTCTCACTAACTGACCCTCCGTAGGTTTGCTGAATATCGTCCCACCAGAGCTGTGCGACTGGGTTTGTGTGGGTATCGAGATCAAGAACAAAGACGCGCCCAGAACACACGCCAGTAAGGATACCCAGATTACCTCTTTTGGAATAGATCCCTGTGGGTCCATACCATTCGTTGAATTGCTCATCTGATATCAACTCCTTAGTAAATTGACGCCAATTGATGATTGGACGTTTGATTGTGTCTTCAGGCTTTTTCTTCTCTGACTCGAGCATAGACGGCACGACTTGCAATCCAAGAGCGCGATAGAGCCTTGCATAGTCCGCGGGTGAGGCGAACTCTGGGTCAAATTCCGGTAACATGAAGGGGCCTCAGTTATATCGATTGACTAAAACTTAACTATTTATTAAAAACTAACTGTTCATGTGACTTCACTGTTTCGCATATGGACACCTCTCACAACTTTGGCCCCGCAAGGGGCTTTTTTTATTCATTTAATCCCATTTCAGCTAAGTGACACAAAAAATCACAACTTGGTGTTATTGGGCTTGTAGTTGGATAATCTTCAGGAATTTCATCAATAAAAATCCTATTATCACCAATTCTAGCAAGCCTTACATCCAATCTTCTTGATAGTTCAACCATTCGGTTAAATTCATCAGGAAAGCTTTTGCGAACCAAAGCCCAGTAAGATGCGCTGGTAGCCTTAACGCAAGGTATGCAATTATTATTTTGAAAGCCAAGAGCATACATTGGAGGAGGTTGTATGCCAGCGCGATCAATCATTGCAATAACCGACTGTTTAGTTAGACCAGCGGTTATTAGCGGGGTCTCAATCCTCATTTCTGGATAATTAAGACGCAAGCGGTTGGCTCTAACAATATCAGGCTTATCTGCGGTATATCCAAAAACATGAATATCATCAGGTTTTTGAAATCCTAAACGGGGATGAATTTTTAATTCTACCGTGCAAGGCGCTCCATCAATACCAGCAAGATACTTGCGCTTTTCCCAAACTTCCCAAGTATCATTAAATTTGTCAGACTTTAGTCGATGAATTGATGTGCCAAACCAATTCTCACAATCCTTAAGAAATCGCTCATTATCTTTATGCTCTGCACCAGTTTCGCAATAAACTGGTAAAACCTCTCTACCAGATTCTATTGTTAATTTAGTCGCCACGGCGCTGGCGGCTCCGCAAGAAAACCAAGACAATATTCTCACATCAATCTCCATTACAATTGAGTTTTTGCGCCATACAATGCTAAGAGCGCCGCTTCCGCGCGACCGTGGTCTTTCTTTCTGCGAAAATGGTCGGAGCTTGGCCAGTGTCGGATAGCCAACGATCTAGCCTCTTCCTTATCTGCCGACAGGCCAAAATATTTTTTCCATTTCGTTGGAGAAACGTCGACTCGACGTATATTTTGTGCGCCGATAACACCCTTAGCCAATCCGTAGTTAAGACCGAAATTGAAGCTGGACGAGACGCCCTGTTTCGGCATCGCATGGACAGCTTCCACGACCGCAAGTTCCGGCGAATAGGTTTTGATAATTTTTGCCAACGCAGATGCATTGATTTCCTTTCCGACGATTGGAACGTCGTATGCTGATATTACGTGAATGTTGTCTGTAAAATAAAACGCAATAGCTCCTGAAGCGCCGGGGTCGACGCCCATTATGCATGTCATGATTTTTCCTTTTTAGCTTTCTCAAATCTATTCTCTAGGAAATCAGCAGATTCCCTTAAAAGAGTAATTAAACCTTTGTATTTATCTTCAAAGTCTTTGTCGTTTAATTTGTAATAATCATATAAATGAGCATATGATTTTATAGCTTCAGCAAAATCTATATCCCAATCTACAGTAATTCCCTCTGCATATCCGAGTGGAAATCCTACAGTGATTGTCTTTGGGTTTTTACGCTCGCAAAAAGACAATGTAGCGTTATATTCAAGCGCATACTCAATTGCTTCAGATGCAGCTTTCTTTACGCTATTTTCAAAGTTTAGATGCTTGTCTGCGGTTTTATCTATCAACTTTTCTATATCGTCAGAAAGATCTTTCAGCTTTTCATAAACGTGAAAATCAATTGTCTTTGGCAGTTCCCAAGTTGTAAAGTCAACTTTGCCAAGAATCTTCTTTGAACGCTTAGTCATATCAATCTCCATAAGTTGATAGGGTAACAACAGTAGTCCAGAACCTAAGATTAATTTTCATGCGTTTGTTCATTTTCATCTTCTATTTTTATTGCTGTCAAAACGCTTTTAACATCAGATCCAACAACCTGAGCTAATCTTGTAAAAACAGTTTGCTTGTTGCGCATATCTCTAACCGTAAAACCGTTGTAGATAAGTTGATGAACTTGAGATAAAATAGAAACAGCAGCTGACCTATCTCTCTTTAATTCTTTTATTTTTTTTGATTCATATTTAATTCTTTCCAACTCTCTTGCTTTTATTAATTTTACTTCTTCATTCATTGCATCCAATTTTTTTTCATAAAATGCTTTTGTTTTTTGCAACTCAACTTCATAAAGTATTATTTGCTCGTTCAGTTCATTGATTAATTCATCATCTGGCGTTTTTAAACCTTGTATTCTTGCTGCTTCGTTTAGGGCGCACACCATTCTATCAAATGCCGTTCTATTAGAATATTTATTAAATGCATATACAGACCTGCGTATTGCGTAAGGCGACCAAATCATCTCAATCTCCATAAGTCGATAATGGGGCAACGCTACTCCCGAATCTAAATTTTTGTCAATGTTATTTTTTAGTTGACGTTAGCGAACAGTTAAGTATGGTGGGAGATCGAATCGAGATTGAACTGAAATTTGAGGTTATGTGTTAAACGATCCATTTTCTGCACATGGTATCCCGCACCTATCGCCATCGACATGTAACTTGTTTACGGCGTCACCGGCTATGTTTGTTATGGATAAGTGCTTGAAGCGTAAGGGCCAAGTTGGCACTGCAGCTTATCGAGGAACATCAGTTGAGAAGGGTATTGAGCACGGCCTCGTGACGGGAGCTCCTGTTGATGAGTGCATCAAAGTGGCCAAGGAAGAGTTTTGGAGGCTCTCCGCGTTGTCCGGTGATCCGGCGCGTGAGAAGGAGCAAGATGCAGTTCCAGAAATGGTTAAAATTGGCCTTAAGGAACTCGCGCCCTACGGTAAACCTACAAGCGTGCAGGGTAAGATTGAGTATCGGTTTGAATCAATCGCGGTCCCCTTTGTTGGTTACTATGACTTTGAATGGGCGAACCACAATATTCTCATAGACCTTAAGACGACACATGCCCTCCCTTCTAAGATTTCTACCAATCATGCGCGACAAGTTGCTCTCTACACTGCTGCCCGTGGCAATGAAAATGACCCAAGGCTTACTTATGTCACGACGAAAAAGTGCGCGACGTATCGGCTTGAAAATGTATCTGAGCATGTCAAAGGTTTGGAGCGAATCGGTCTTGCGATCCAACGGTTTTTATCGGTGAGCACGGACCCAATGGAACTGGCCTCTATGGTCGTGCCAGAGGTTGATAGCTTTTACTTTAAAGATCCAATGGTGCGACAAGCAGCATTTGAGATATGGGGGTTGTAATGATTATGCTTACTGAAAATCAGTTTGGTTATCTTTCGCTTTATCAAGTTCAAGACGAACGCGGAGTTTTGATTAAGGCGAATAAAATTACTGCCATAGCGTGGCCCCTTAGTGGAATGCCTGATGCTGTAAGGTCTGTTATTTACACAGATGATGATGAGATTTTTTATATTGGTGAAACAGTTGATCAAATTCTTGAGCAATTAGAAAACATACACCCATCATTACGATGACTGAATGGGAAATTAAAACCTTGTTACTTGCAGCGGTCGTCGTTGGTTTATGGCTATTGCTTGTAATCTTTTACGTTACTTATTGTGACGTAATCGACAAGGGGAAGGGATCGTCCGAAATGGACGGAGGCAAGCGACGGGCCAGACCGCCGCATAATGTGGAGAAGTAAAATGGCATTTGGTGGATTTTTTGATAACGTTGGGACCGGCGGCGCCGACTTCCTTCCTATCGTTAAATATGACGCACGCTCGGGCCGCATTGCGCGCCGTGATCGTGAAAATGGTGAGACACATGAAGCTGACATTACAAAGAGCTTCAAGGCAATCTTTGATTTTGAAAATGTTGAGATTGGCTGGATTAACTTTAATACTGGTGGCGCTCCCGATTTTCGCATGGCCCGCTATGCCGATGGAGGTTCAATCGACAAGCCGGGTGACGACTTCAAGCGTGGCGTGCGCTTTGTCGTTAAGCTTTCCAAAGAAAACGGCGGCGACATCCGCGAGTTCGCATCAAACGCGGGCGCATTTCTTGATGGAGCCAAAAAGCTTCATGACGAATACGAGTCGGGTGCGAAAGAGAACCCCGGCAAGTTGCCAGTCGTGGCTCTAAAAGATTCTGTTGCAAAGACTTCTGGTGAAGGGGCCAGAAAGTCGACGAACTACGTTCCTGTTTTCGAGATCGTCTCGTGGGTTAAACGACCAGACGATTTGGTTTACAAGGCGCGTAGTTCGTCGCCATCTCCTTCTTCGCCTCCATCAACTGGCTCAACTAAAGTTTCTGCGCCGGGCGGTGAAGACGACTTTGGTTGATTTTAAAATTAGGTGAGTAGTTCGGTCTCCTCGCCTGATACTGGGGTGTAGTGTCACTCGCAAAGCAGCATTACACCCCATTTACACAAGGAACGGACATGAGGTTTTTGGTAACGATGCATATGCCAAGTTACTCTGGCAATCTTGTTCATCAAGTTAATGTTGAACATGAATCAGAAAGCTTGGAAGATTTTGTTGAAGCTCTTACAAAGAACGATTTTGTAATCGTCGAAGAGTTTTATCGCGACCCAAACACCACAAGAGACTATAGCCGCGGAATGATGGCGCTCAACCATAGATATGTTGGCAAAATTAAAACCATGAACGGCGACCCATCTTTATATCGAAAGGAATAGATATGACTATTAAACAGAACCCATATGATTTATTAAGACAAGCAAGTGATATCATCAGCGAGCGTGGAGAAAACTACGGTGGCATTGAAGACAACTTTCAGCTTATTGCTGATCTGGCTTCTCTTCGTCTTGGTCGCGACATTCATCCTTATGAAATTGCCGTCATCATGGTTTGTGTCAAAAACGCCAGAGCCTTTAGCACACCAACGCATATGGACAGCCGAATAGATGCAATGAACTATGAGGCTTTTGCCGCGACGTTTGCTCAAGACTATCTTGATCAAAAGACGGCTGCTGGCACAGATATTGGCTATAAAAAGAAGTCAGAGCTGAAGCCTGCAACTGTGGCAAAGTTCAACGTCCCAAAGTCAAATGTAGAGACGTTAAAAACGCCAAAACCTACAGCATCTGCGACGGCAACGTCGTCTACGGCTTATTCGGTAAATCTAGATTCCTTAGAGGATGAGATTATCGAAACCAAGTAATTAGGCTGGGGGTGCAAGCCCCCATCTTTTTTAAGGTGAGTTATGGCTAAAATATTTGCGCGTGATATAATAAGAGAAGAAGTAAAAAGATATAGAATAAATTTAGAAGTTCTTCAAAGTGATACAAAAACCGCAACGCTTGTAAAAATACGTCATTACATAATGTGGCGGGCAAGAAAAGAATCCGGGATGTCATTTCCCGAATTGGGAAAACTTTTTAACAGGGATCATAGCAGTGTCCTCCATGCCTACAAAAAAACCGAGCGACTTTACCGGGAAGGAGGAATATTACAGATACGTCCCCCACCACCAGCAGAAGAAGTGGGAAGAGCTAGGATGGACGTTCCACTGCGATCTGGGCCCACCCCACGCGGCCTACTCGAGCTTATACAAGTGGGAGGGAAGTGGGATGCCCGTAGAGCCGGATAGTGAAATTAAAATTACTAAGAAGATTGATATGGAGATAAGTGATGATACCAACGGAGAATTACGCGGTTACTGCAAAGAGGCATGACAGCAAGGATAGTTTAGATGACTTTCCTACGCCTCCTTGGGCTACGCGCGCCCTCATCCAATACGTCATTGGCGTAGGTCGCGTTAAGGATCAAAACGTATGGGAGCCAGCTGCTAACCGCGGTTATATGGCTCGGACGTTAAATGAATATTTTGCATCAGTCGCTGAATCAGACATTCATGATTATGGGTATTGCGGCGTTACAGACTTTCTTAATACTTACGGCATGAAGGGATATTTTAATTGGATCATAACAAATCCACCCTTTAACAAGGCGCAACAATTTATTGAAGTAGCACAGAAGACGGCAACAGACGGCGTTGCCATGTTGGTAAGAACTTCTTTCCTTGAAGGCGTTATGCGTTATAATACAATGTTTCTCCACAATCCGCCGGATATAGTTGCTCAATTTTCTGAGCGCGTTCCGATGGTGAAAGGCAGAATTGATAAGAAAGCATCTACTGCAACCAGCTACTGCTGGCTTGTTTGGTATATTGATGATTTGCAAAATATTGAAAAGTCCACAATCCTAACGTGGATACCGCCGTGCAGAAAGGCTCTAGAGAGAGATGGCGACTATACTTAATAAAAGCAACAATCATAGGAAAGACCCAGCCAAGCTAACGCCATACGAAGAAAAAATATTAGAGTTAAAGCGTCAGGGATTGTCATATCCCGAAATTGCAGAAGCTCTTAATGGTAAATGTAGCGTAAGAACATTAAGGGTCAGATACCAAGTAATAAAAGAGAAACTAGAATTGTTGGAGCATCAAGATGGCTAAGATATTTGTGCCAGCATATTGGCCTCTATTTAAAACAGGTGAGTTGCGCCGATTTGATTATGTCGCGCCAAACACTCCATCATTTACTTCTGTGTTTAGTTACGACAAGGGCTCTGATTCAATGTTGTATAACAACTATGACTCAGCGGGAACTTGGTTGAATAAATGGTATTATCGCTATAACACCGGATTTGGTATTGCCGAGTGGCGCGACGATTATCCAAAAGGTAAGAAGGTAGTTTTAAACCCGCCAATTGGTTGGGGAGAGTTTCAAGATGTTGGCTCTGACTATATAGATTATCCAAAATTTGATTTTTTTAAATGTTGGCCGCCAGCCGCAAGTCAGGGGACTCAAATTGTTCATTTTGAAGAACGTATATCTCAGATGCAAGTGCTTGGTGATTATTATCAAGATGTGATTAAATTTAGTTACTTGCAAAATTGGGACGGGAAACCAGCAACAGGAGCAAGATATTGGATGGCGCTTGGCGTTGGGCCAATCGCAACACAGTTCTTAACGCAAGACGCAAAAGATCCAAAGATTGTTACCGAATCTGTTCGCTGGGATGCTAAAGTAACAAGAGTTAATCCATAATGTCACGCCCTCTTTATGAATCCGAAAATGATAGGAGGAGAGAGAGGGCGGCAATGGAAAGGCTGCTTGATGGTTCTGACAATACAGCGCGAAAACTACCAATAAGATACGAAGTAGATTTCGCCATCATTAAGAATGGTGAAATTGTATCTTGGGCTGAAGTCAAATGTCGCAACAACGCAAGTAGTCTTTATCCAACACTAATGATTAGTGCGGCTAAAATATGGAAAGGATCAACCTTATCAATACAAACAGGAAAGCCATTCTTTATTGTTGCTGAGTGGACAGATGGAATTGGTTACCTAAAAGTTACAAATGTTGGTTTATTTGAATTGGGATTTGGCGGTAGGACAGACCGCAATGATGATCAGGATGTAGAGCCTGTTTATTTTATTCCAATTGAAATGTTTAAGATGAAAGGAAAATAAATGATAAAGATTGATATGATATTATGTTTAAGCCTCATGGGTATGGCGTTGCTGGCAATGATTGCGGCAGATCAATCTTTAGCAAAATCGCGAGAGCTTGAGCTAAACGTTCGCAACTATATGTTTATGACGATTAGCCATGACCACGGAGTTCAACCACCAAAATGATACCAATTGCACCTGTAGTTCTTTTCGTGATTCACATTGGCGGGGCGACGTTTGTTCCATTTTATGACTATCAAGCATGTGAGTTGGCTAAAGTTAAGTTACAAAAAATGGACAAAACGTTAGTTACTAAATGCGTTTTGACACAAGTAGAAAAAGAGCCTAAGCTGTAATCATTAAATTGAAATGGAGATGGATATGTCTAAAGATATCTTGCACAAAGAGAAAATGTATGTATTGGGGCCATTAGAATTGAGCCCGGGGCAGTTTGCTGTAGGCGAAAGATCTTACATCGCCATTAAAGGTAATATGCCTTATTACAACGAAATGCGTCAAAAATTTTATTTAAAGGGCAACGCTGCAGTTGGTGATGCTATTGGTGAGTTAGAAGCGCGAGCCTTGACTGCAGAAAAAGCTTTAGCGCGCGTGACTGCTGAAAAGAAATCCGCAGATAAAAAGATTGATGATCTTACAGAAGACCTTACTCAGTTTAAGAAAAAATGCCCAGAGGTCGCAAAAAAGATTGCCGAAGCTAAAGATGCTAAGGCCGCAAAAGCAAATAAAAATAAAGAAGAAATAATAGAAAAATTTACGGATGAATAAAAGGACAGGCGCTAGGGGTGAACGCCACGGCAACAATAAGCTGACAGAAGATCAAGTAAGGGACATTTTTAGTCGCGCTGATTTAACTCGGCATAAAGTGCTGGCAAGAGAATATGGCGTTCACCCGACAACGATAACAAACATAAGGTGCGGCCAAAGATGGAAGCACTTAAAATTGAAAGAAGATAATGATGAATGAAGAATATAAAAAAGGTTGGGACGATGCCTTTAGGGTAATTTCAGATTATGTTGAGGATGAAGTTTGCATCATTACAGCATCAATGATCCGACGCATGAAGTATGAAAGGTGGCGGTTTAAAGAGGTGGTCCAACCCGACACTGAATCTTCAGATACTCATCCTCTTGAGGAGCAATAGGAGATGATGCAATTTGACCCATTTGATTGGGAAGACCACAAACATAACCGTATTGAGAATATGACCGATAGGCTCTGGCGGTTTTTGTATTGCATTCTTGGTGCGGTAAATGTGCCGAACAAATGAACACAATAATATATATCACTTGCTACCTATCGGAGTTACATCTTCTGCCGTAGGTATAGTTTTAAATGACCTTCGGATGGCCTTGAGCATCATCAAAGCCTCTTTCTTAGCCTCTTCATCTCTTATGTGATCAACGAGCGCCAGAAGCCTTGTAAATGAAGCCGCGCGGGCAGCTACGGGGTCTAGGGGCGGCTCCTCAAATTCGGCAATCTCAATGTCCGAATAGTCTTCATCGTCATCTCGCATTGCAATCTCCGTCACAGCAGCTTACCCAGTTCTCTCATATAATCTAAAGGGTCTTTTGCCCATTTACTTTTGTTGCACTTGGCACATAGTAACTGTAGGTTTTTAGGCCAGTTTGACCCTCCCTTACTTAAGGGCTTAATGTGGTCAATATGCATTTGTTTCATGGTTTTCTTAGTAGAGCATATGCCGCATTTGCCATTTTGCATATCAAAAATTCTTAAAATATCATCAGGAGAAAAAGTCCCATCTGCCCCCTTTTCAGCTGCCCGGCGGCGCTGCTTGTAGGTTTTTCTCTTGTGTTTATTCTTTTCTTCCCACTCTTTACCATACTCCCTAGACTTTTCGGGGTTGTTTTTCCTCCAGTTTTGAGCCTTCTTGCGATGGTAGTGGGGATCTTTGGCATATTGCTTGCGGCTTCTTGCCGTATATTTGTCGGGGTCTTTATGATATCTATCTTTTTCTTGATTTCTTCTACATTCAACACATTGACGATTGCATACATTTCTTTCAGCTATATGACCACGACCGCACGGATTTCCGGTAAAGAACCTTGTTAGTCCTTTTTCCCTAGCTTCCTCCCTCGAAACTATTGGGCCGGAGTGATCAGGGGTCAAAAGGCTCGGCGGCGTCCTCTACTCTCCCTCACCCTTACAGGTTGAGGTTTACGACAAACTGAATCGGCAAAAAATAATGGTAGATATCCGCCGAAAATTATTGCTATAAAGCATATCGCTAAGTCGCTTGCAATTAACAGCATCACGGCCTCCTTCGTTTTGGCCAATTGAGTATGATACCGCATAATTGATATATCGCAACAATGGAGATTGATATGGAAGTATACGTTAGCCAATACAGGAAGATGACAAATGAAATTCGTGAAGAGATTCTAAAACTTTGGAATGAAGGTAAATCAGGAAGCGAGATAGCGCAGATTCTTGGTATTACAAGAAATTCTGTTATTGGAGTTTCATATAGGGCAAGAAAAAACGGAATAATTTCCTATAAAAAACCAAAAGAAAAGAAGGAAAAAAAAGTTCCTAAAAAGTTAAAAGTAAAAGAAATTATAGAACCAATAGTTGAAGAAATACCAGAAGTAGTTGTTGTTGAAGACAACAGTTGCAGCATGGAGGAACTTAAATATTATTCATGCAGATTTATTGTCTCTGGAGATACATATGAGACTGTAAGATATTGCGGAGAACGCATACACACATCTTCATATTGTTTGCATCACTATAAGATTTGTTACTACCCAGCAAAAATGTCTTCCAAAGAATTATGGAACGACAGGATTAAATAAAAACTCATAAGTTAACCGACCACATTTGAAAGAATATATTGCGATTGATGCAAGTAAAAAGGCTTTCATCATCTTAATTATAAAATCAAAGTGGTCGGGATGCATCATGACCAAGATATGGCCACAGAGCCTTGTCCGCCTGCTTGTCCAGCTTGACCCTGCTGAGGATAAAAACTGGGTGCGATATAAATGACACCACTGCCACCACTACCGCCGCCACCACCCGAACCAACTGACCCAGTAACAGGTGTGCCCACTGCTGGGCCATATGGGGCCGGATTACCGGGGACCGGGTTATAAAGGGTTAAGACATTTTTACCGCCCGCCCCTCCGGGTCCACCATTGCTGCCTTGAGCCCCAGCTCCGCCGCCGCCACCACCTGCTGGATTACCATCTGAATTAGCGCCAGCAGTTCCGTTACCTCCACCTAATCCGCCGCCTGTTCCGCCAAAAGCTTGATATGGACCAAAAGAACTATTCTGACCCGCCTGACCAGCAGAGCCGCCGCCTTGACCGCCGGAACCGCCACCTCCGCCGCCCGCCCCTGCGCGAATAGTAACGTTTAAGACACTATAGAGCGGGACAGTGAAAGAGTATGGACCAGCTCCAAATGGTTGAGAACCGGGTGTAACTGGGCTGTTTACTCTCTTGCTATAAAAATCGAAAATAGAAATGGGAGCGGAAAAGACACCAGTGGCAGCATTATCTTGATACCAACGTTTACCTAGATACGCGCCAAGGTTAGTCCCGTATCCAAATTCTGTATTTATTTGCAATAATGAAAGAGAAACCCCGGGAGCTGGAAGTGTCATTCATTATTCTCCAACTTTTCTACTTTTTCAGCTAATTCCTTAACGGCATTTACAAGCACGGATGTAATGTTTCCGTAAGCAATGTGCAGATAACCTACTTCATCTTCGTAAACAACATCAGGGAAAACTTCCTGAAGCTCTTGAGCAACAAAACCAGCGCCCTTTGTTCCATCTTTCTTGGTATTAAAAGTAATGCCGCGCATTTTTTTAACCATATCAAGAGCATTTTCAATGGTCTCAATATTTTCTTTTAATCTTAAGTCAGAATAGGCGGTAACGTTATTGCCGGCAGTAAATTGGCCAGTAGTTGTGACATTGCCGCCAGAAACGACAAGTGCATTAGCAGCGCCGGTATTATTTACTGTAAATGTTGCACCAGATACAGAACTTGCGCCAACGACAAGGTTACCCGTCATCGTTGATCCAGTAATTCTTACTTGATCACTGTCAGTAAAATATATGTTGTTACCATCTGGGCTGTAGACAGTGGCAACGTATCCTGCCGCTATCGTAACGCCAACGCCAGCCGGTGAGCCCGATCCATTAAAAACAGATAATGCAAATGAACTGTAATTAGATATAACCCAAGTTCCAAATGTTGCCGTTGGTATAAAAATACTTCTTGCTGCTGTTAAACCAGTTACTGCAATAACTGCAGTTTGAGATTGCGTGGCGCTCAATGTAACATTAGCACTTGTAACCGACAGATTTGTTGTCCCACCCAAGGCATCATCAAGAACGCCAAAGTTGGCGTTAAGTGGAACGTTCCAGTTAGGCGCATTAAACGCAGGTTGTGTAAGATTTGTTTTACTGGTCATTCCACACCTTTAAATATGTTCGTTTGCGATTTCGAGCGCCTTAACAACGCTCTCATCAGGGGCAGACAATATCTTTTCAGTTGTCTTCTGAATATTTTTTCTAGCCGCCTCTACGGCGCTAATAAGACCTTGAGCTGTCATGCCGCCAGCAGCGCGGCCACCTGTTGCGCGGCCCATTCTCTCTGAAGACTGTTTAGCCTGCTCATATTGAGGTATGGCGACAGTAATTGCGGTATTTAAGCGATCAAGAACTTTATTTGTTAAAGGTTCTTTTTCAACCATTTTAGCAAGCGTGGCTAAGTCTTTTGGGTCTTGAGAAAGAGCAAGAGGAAGTGCGCGCTCGGCAATTCTACGCTCTAATGCATTGAAGACAACCTTTGCGCCAGCGACAGTTGTTCCTGCAGCAATTGCCCGTAATACACCTTCCACTGATACGCCAGCAGCCGCGGCCTCTAAGCCAGCAACAGCGCCAGCCGTGGCAATACCAGCTTTTGTTGGCGTAACTTTCTCTGCAACAAACTTTAAGTGCTCGGCATTCGATAAAAGATTTTCGGATAAAACCTTACCCTTTATTGAGTCATAACGATCTTCGCCAAGAGCCATTTTCATGCGGTTTTGGAAATTAACGTCCTTAGTAAATTTATTATTTAAAGACGTAAGTCGTCCAGCAAGCGCCTCATCTTGTATCCGACTGGCTACACCGTGTGCAAAAAGGTCTTTCTGCTCTGGCGTATATTGCAGAAAAGCGTCCTTAATATCTTTTAGTTTGAACTGATTTGTTTTGCCAAAAAAGTCATAACCAGCCTCTGGCGCCGAAGCCGCACCAAACGTTTCACTAGCAACGTCGCGAGCCTTCTTATATCCAGTGACCATATTGTCTAGACGGTCTGTTAGCTGCTTTTTGATGGCCTGAGCCGATGCAAGAGTAGTCGTGTCTCCTGAGCGTTGAGCCTTCTTAATCTCAGCATCTAGCTCGCGCTTAACTTGATCCCAGTAAGAGATGTTGCCGGGTATATCGCGAGCGGGAGCGCCTGCTACGCCGGGCTTTTCAACCATCTCTAAGCCAACCATCTCCTTTGACGGAGTTCCTGCTGGCCTTGCGGGTGTGAAGCTTGGGACTTGTATGTTCCAGTCGGGATTATTCTTCGCAGTAGTTTCTGCGTCTTTCATCGCTTTTTGGAACATTGGACGATTGGCAAGGTCGCCGCCAATATCCTTTATACTTATTGCCGCGGATGTTGGGTCTGACTTAACAAGATTATAGACGTTGTTTCTAGTAATCTTGCCAGCATCTTCAGTTGCAGACTGGAGCGTTGCGGCATCAATCGTTCTACCAGTAACGCCACTCAGATGTTCGGCAATACGAGAGCCAGCATCTACGCGGCGGTCTTCAAGAAACTTGTTATGCTCTGCTGCACGCTGACGGTTTTCTGGAGATACGTCAGTATATTCAGAAAGCATTCTTCTGGTTTGTGGTCCAGCCATATCATAGACAGAGACAGGCTCGCCACGCTCCATCGCAGCCCTAACCTGATCAGGCGTCATGCCAGATTGGCCGCGCTCTAAGTCTGCCGCTAATGACTTGGCAATATTCTTTTGCGCAGTCGTATCGCGCACAACAGAAGAGATTGCGTTTGTTAATTTGCCAATTACAGAAGCACCCGCACCTGCTCCTAATGCGCCTGCAATAGAACCAACGATGCGCGAAGTTTCTTCTTGCTCAGTGCCCTTAAATCCTTGACCTAAAGTCTCTGCGCCTGCGCCAGCACCTGCACCAAGCAGCATTCTGGCGCCCATACCGGGCCCACCCGGTGCGGCCTGAACCGCGCCAGTGATTGCAGATTCTGCAATCTTGCCGGGTGCAGTTTTAGGTTCATAACCCATAAACTCTGGAGCGAGACCCGCCTTAGCGCGCTCCTGAATTGTTTCAGTAATACCCTTATATGTTGGCAAGCCAGTTAGGGGAGCCTCACGGCCAGATTTCTGCGCTTCAGTTTCTGCAGCATAAATTGGCTTTGTCGCCATAGCTTCGGCTTCAGCAGGAGAAAGAATATCTAATTTCTCTCCAACCTTAGCAGCGCCAATTCTCGCAAGTTCTGGAACTTCTTTAGCGGCAAATGTTTCAACACTACCTAACCCGCCAAGTGCAGTTCCAAGTAAAGCCTTTGGTGTAGTAGCCGCTGCGGTGCGCGCAATATCTTCAGAGATAGCAGGTTGCTGAGGCGCATGGCTAGATGGCAAAAAACCTTCTGAAGGCGCAGGCGTAGGCTGAACGCCAACTTTTGCTTCTTCAGCTGCACGACGGCTACTTGGAAGGAAAAATTCTACGACTTCATTTTCGTCAGCCATTATTTTTCCCCGAGAAGCATTTCAGTAATGCCTTTGCCGTATCTCTTATCAATTTCCACGCTATGCTTCATGATGTCTTCTTTCTTACTGGCGCGTAAGTGAGCTAAGTCACCCGGCTCAATTGTAGAGAGAATTGCACGCTTTGCATAAGCTTCTGGCGGATTAAGTTTGCGGAACAATTGCTCTGCACCCTTAATCGTAGAATATTTTGCAACATAGCTTTCGAGGAAGTCGAGCTTGTCTTGTTCATATTGCGCAGCCTCTTTAAGGCCAGCCGCAATACGATGGTAGGCAAGAGCCGTGTTTTCCATACCCGGATTTGCGGAAACTGCACTTTGAACAATAAAGCCCGGCTCATGGCCAAGAGCTTTAGATGTATCAAAACCAAGTCGCGTTGTATCTTTTGCAAGATTCTCCGCAGCAGCAACATTGTTTGGATCAAACAGAGGTTTGCCGCCAAGCATTGAGGAAAGCTCGTTGGCAACTTTGGCAACATTTGTTCTTAATGCTGAATATGGTCCAGCCTGTAAGAATGAGCCGGGCTCAAGATTTTTGAACTGAGTATCCATTTCATCTAGGCGGAACTTTTGATCATATGCCGCATTTGATTTTAATCTTTGCGCATCAACAAACGTCTTTGCCGAATCCAACTCTTTTTGAGTTGCGCCTTCAGTCATATAGATATTCATAGCGCCGGGGATCTTAACGTCTGCAGGGGCTTCAGTTGTAGCCTTCCAATCAAGCGCAGCGGCAACTGGAACCGCAGCCTTTTCTTCGCTAGGCTTTTTAGTAACATCTGCTGGAGGTCTATCGCCACCTGTTGCGGTTGGGATGTCATCCGGGTTAGCTCTGCCGGGTAAAGGTTTGCCTTCAGCATCAGAAATTGGCGTAGGAACTTGATAGGGGACATCCTTGCGATTGACCATCCAGCCAACGTTTGGAACCCATTTCTTTTCGTAAAGACCGGCAAGCTTCTCTTTTGTTTCAGCCTCAGCGCGACCCGCAAGAGCTTCGCGCTCTTTGGTCTCAGCTTCAGTCTTACCAACTTCTTTCTGAAGTTTAGCAATCTCTGGAATTTGCTTGCCAACATCCATATAGGACTTAGCGCCAGACGTAAGGCCAGCGCCAAGGCCCTGCGCAATAGCAGTTCCCAAATAGCGTGAAGGCGAGCCAGTCATTGCCGTCAAGAAAGAACCAAGGCCAGAAAGGGCAGGGATAACCGTTTGGCGGTTAAGACCAAACCCTTCTTCATCTGGCTCTTCAGAGATCTTATTTAGATCAACTGTCGTGCCTTCATCAGGCAATTTAGCTTTAGCCATGTAGCCGCGATCAAGCTTCTTAGCGCGGTCAATAATTTCATCAACGTTACCGCCAGCTAACCCCATTGCACGCGGAACATAGGCGCGCGTTTCAGCTGGCAATAAATCCATAACGTCTGCGCCAGTGCGGTCGGCTGTTTTCAAAGCTTGTCTGACGCGCCCCGGTCCAGCATTATAAGCGGCAAGCGCCAGCTCAGGCGTTCCAAACTGGCGAAGCTGTTCATTATAATAAGCCTTACCAAGAGCCTTATTATACTCTGCATCGTTGCGGAGGCGCTCGGGGCTATACTCTAAGCCAGCAAGCTTGGCAGCTTCTGGCGCCGTATCAGGCATAATCTGAGCGATACCAAGCGCGCCCTTTGGAGACGTAACTACGTTACCCTTGGGATCAAACTGACGACGATTTGATTCGGCTCCAAGTAAGCCGCGCTCAAATATATCGTCATTTTCTTGAACCGCGCCTCGATCTGCATAACCCTGTCTAATACCACTCTTTAGGCGAGGGTCAGACATAGCCATAAGTGCAGGGCCAAGCGTTGTCGCTGCACTGTAAAGGCCAGATAAGCCGCCAGCTATCTTACCTGCACTGCCAAGCGTATCAGCTGCAGTGTCAAGGAACCCGCGTGACTTTTCTTTCTCACGCTCTGGATCAGCAAACTCTGCGGCCTTAAGACCTGATGAAGGTTTAATGCCTTTCGTAACGCTTCCCGGAATGGCTTCCGTAGGAACGTCATCATCTTCTTCAACATCGCCGCCATACGCAAATGGCGAACTACCCGAACTAGAGGAAGACGGAGTTGTCGTTTTCTTTTTATCTTTACCAGTAAAATAATCGTAAGCGTCAAAAGCCTTCTTGCCCAAGCTTGTAAGCTTTTCGCCTACACTTAGGGCTTTTTCCATTTGCTCTGCGGCACTTGGTGGGCGCTCTGCAGCGCCAAATGATGCAGGTGTTAATGGGCCCGCAGCCTCAATCGAACCTGTAGGTAGCTCCATCTTTGCGCCACCCAATCCACCATACATGGCCTCATGAGCCGCAAGAATAGCTCCAAGATCAGCATCTCCGCCCATGGCATAACCGCCGCGGGCATAGTCGCCTGCGCCAGTGACAGCGCCACCCATGCGTGAAGAGCCTAAACCACGACCAATAGCCGCGGCATTATCTGTAGCGGCGGCGGGGTCTATTGTCTGATAACCTGCATACTCGCCAACAGCGTCAGGGTAACGCTCGGCAACTTGTGGCGCCATTAGGCCAAACTCAGGCTGGCCAAATTTGCTATAACGCCAAATGTCTTGTCCGTCGTAAGTCTGACCAATTGGCTCTGGTCCGTCGGTCCCAAGAACCTCGCCGCCGTCTGCCATTTCGCGAATGCCGCTCTTGACGCGCGGATCTGACAAGAACATTCCAAATGGGCTCTGAGCCTGCGACTGGAATGTTTGTTGTCCAAGTAATGGGCCAAGGCCGCCAGCAATACCGGCAAGGAACTGGGCCTGTTGATAGGGGAAGGCACGCTGCTGTAGAAACTGATTGTAGAGCGCCTGAAGGCCAGCTTGCTGTGTCTGTTGCTCCAACGTGCCAGCCCCGAGAAGGGCTTGAGGAGCCTGAAGGGCAGCCGTCTGGGCGCCCGTGCCAAGTTGACCAAGAGTCTGACCAGCTTGAAGCTGTCGAGCTAAATCAGTTTGAGCCGCACCAAGGCCGCTTTGGTAAGCTTGTGCGTATAAGGGGCTAAGGGCTTGGCCCATGCCGAGCTGCTGTTGCCCCCGTAAGGCTTGACGCTGTAAGCCAGCGCGCTCGCCACCAAATGCGCCGCCGCGAATCGCTTCAGCTTGCTGTTGGGCTAATTGCTGACCCTGCTGCTGCTGTAACGCCGCCTGAACTGGCTGTGTCACTTGCTGCATGTAGGGGTTCATATATTGGCCGAGAACTTGAGGTGTAGTTGTTGCACCTGCTCCAGCCGTCATGGCGCCAGCCGCGCCGTAATAAGGTTGATAGGCGCCCTGAGCGCCAGCTATGCCTTGAATGCCTGCCTGCTGCGTAGCCGTAAGTGGTGCAACGAATGCATTAGGGTCTGTGCTATAATTCTGCCAAGGCTGCGCCGCCGCTTGCTGCGCCCTACCCATTGCCTGCTGATACCATCCAATAGCTTCTGGAGATGCCTGAACGGTATTTTGCTGCATTGGGGCAAGGTTTCCAAAACCGCCCATGCCGCCAGAAGAAGAGCCCTTACCGCACATTTAGTTTCTCCAGACCAAAGTTTTGAGTGGGCTCATTCTGCCGCCACTGCCTTTTGTTCCCACTGGCCAGTCTTCGTCCCCCAAAGGAAGAAGCCGCCTGCTGGCGGGCCAAATTCGCTTTCATAAAGTCGCATCTTACCTGATGAACGATGACTTGATAAAACGCCAATAATCATTGGCAATCCAAGTTCATTTGCGACCTGCTTACTGAACCTGCACAATTTTCTTGCCCTACCACCACTTGCCCGACGAAACTTCGGGTGGATGAATACTGTTTTTTCTTCCAGTATTGGACTGTCAGAATACCACATCTGGCCTATTCTTAGCAAAACAAAGCCCTCAAGCATATTGCCCGGATCGCCAATGACGCCAATAATTCCATGTTGCTGATGCAACGATGGCCAAATGTCGAATAAAATCTTTTGAATATTAGGCTCAAATATTCCGTTCTCTCTACAAACCATCATCGCTAGGTTCATTACACCATCAATATCTTCAGGCGTTCCAACTCTGACGCTTACATCGTCAATTGGCTTCCTCGGCATTACGCTTCCCCTTAGTCGCGTTTAGGCCCCGGCAGAGACTTAAGTGTTTTAACTGTCTTGGCGCGGTAACCAGTTACAAAACCATCCAATTCTTTGTGACCACGATCCATATCTCCGCCCCCAATGCGTATGACATTTGCGGGAGAAATAACGTATTCGCCGCCAGCTGCGACAATCTCAACCGGCTCTTCGTCGCCTAATATTTGGCGCCCAAAAACCTTATTAGAAATTTGAAATCCGGCCATTGTGTTGCCTTCACCCATGGCAGAGATAATATCGGCAGGAATTACATAAGACCCAGACGGAACATTAATAGGCAAATGATCTGTGCGGCCAGCTACATTACTATGAATAGGGCCAACGTGGATCTTATTGACGTCGCCGCCCTCCGCGCGCTTTTCGCGAGACTTACTTAAAGCCGCCGCAACTGCTTGGTCATGAGGATGGCCAGCATGCACCATCTCAGAAATATTTTTAGAAATAACTTCTTGAGATTTTCCGGGTTGAAGCGGCATGGTTTTAATCCAGTGAGTAGGTGACGCTGATCGTTTGGCCAGCGCCTCGGATCATGTAAAGACCGCTAGGGAAGAATGCCCCAACAGGATAAACACCAACGGCTGAAAATGGCGCAGCTACAATAGAGCGCGTTACATTTGGATTGAATACTGTTCCCGGTGATGTTTGAGCGCCAGTCGTGGCGCTCGCAAACGATACGGTATTAGACGTTGATGCCGTTACCGTATAAGTCCCATTATAGCCAGATGGAATAACTCCAGATACAACAACCGTATCTCCAACTATGAAAGAATAAGTTCCACCATAAGTAATAGTTGCAGTTGCACCATTACCGGCTGTTGCTGTAGTTGGCGCCGTTTCGTAATTGTAGAAAATACTTGCGGCAGAACCATTTGCGATAACATTAATTGCGACAAGCCGACCCGCGCTAGGCGTTATAAGCGCGCTTGCATTATATCCCGGTGATGTCGTCGTCCCGGCAACATACAAATATTCTTTATAAAACGACAAAAGAGTTTGGTTAAGGTTATTGATGGCAACAACGCCATTCTTTTGTGTTGTAAGAATATCATCTAAAGTAGCCATTAAAACTTTCCGTCTTGTTCAAAGCGGTAACGTGTTGCGCCTATGCGCCAGAAAGAGCCAATGTCGCTGCTTTCCATCTTTATAGACATTAATCGTCCACGAAATCTCGGAGTTATAAAGTCTGTCTGATTATTAAATGGGTATGGGCCATAAGTTCTTGGATTGGCATGAGGGTAGTCGGTAACGTAAAAAGTTAGGGTTAAGTCGGCATCCTGCAGTCCACCATAATAACCCCACTTCATATCTGGCCAAACCTGATCAACAAAAACTTTATATTCGCCATCAGATATGGCGAAGTATCCAGTTTGGAAGCTAGAGGTAATTGGTTGTCCGTCAGCGTCGGGAGACGTTTCGTGCTGATAAATTAAGTTTTGGTTGGCAACTGGAGCTGCCCCCATAGGAGCACCAAGGACAGACTCATTAATCCAAGCTGTTCTTGATAATGTTCCAAAGTCCCAAGTATTAAGAAATACATTATACTTTACATAGGCGTTTACTTCACCGCCATTACTTTGTGTTGGGTAATACCAGCTGATTTCACCAAAACGAGAATTTGGCGCAATACGAATTTTATCTAAATTATTGCGGTCAAGATCTTGGAAAATAACGTCCCAAATTGGACAGGATATAAGCTCAACGCCAGAGCCGCCAAGCTTAAAGAACTGGCTCTGACCCATCCAATATACAGTGCCATTCATGGCGCCTGCAGCCTTGCGAGATATAAGTCCGCAACCCGTGCCAAGTTCGTTGAACTGATAAACATATGGAGGCCCGACATATTGCATGGCCCAAATAGCCAAGTCGGTCCAAACAAGGCCCTGTTGCGGCCCCTGAATACATCCTACAATTCTAGAGCCTTTTGGTATTCTGTAAGAACCCGCCTGATTGGTAAGAGTTGCCGACCAAACATTATAATCATTAACATCGCACCAGCGAATTAATAACGGGTCTTGTATTCCAGTAAATGTTGAGCCCCAAGCAATAATTTGTCTTTGAGGCATCGCAACAAAGGCGCCATCATTTACGGTAGGGCAATTTCTAATAATACCAGCTTGGTCAATTCCAGAGTTAGGAGACCACACAAATATTGGTTGACTGACTGGGCAGGCAATAAAATCTTCACCCCAGTTATCAAGGGACCAATCAGTTGCATTTATCGGATTGCCAGATACGCTAACCGATGGCGCAACACCAGTTCCATATCCGCCTGCACCATATAGGCCAACACCATAGCCTGTCGAAACAGGTAGCGCGCCCGGTGTTTTATAATAAAGATATTGAGCAAGGCCGCCATTTAATGATGCTGTAGTGGTTGATGAGGCCGTATTTTTAGCAAATATTCTAAAAATGCTCGTAGATGCGACAGATTGAACAATATAATTTCCAGAAAGAGTAACGCCTGCAGCTGTTAATGGAACAATAACAGTAAAAGTATCTCCTACAGAAAGACCATGATTGGCAAGCGTCACATCGACATCTGCAAGACCACTAGTAAAGGAGAAAGATGGTATTGTTCCACCTGTTGCCGTTGATGTTGCAAGAATAGGACTGCCCAAAGAATCAACTGCATCAATATAAAATTGATTTGCTCCATCCAAAAATGTGCAAGGATAAAGACCAAATAATATTAATCCGCCAATGCTGATTTGAGTTTGTATATCCACGCTATCTGAACTGTAAATATTAGAACCTGCAGCTGTTATAATAACAGTAGAGCTCCCCGCTGAAGTAGATGCAGATACGGCAACATCTTGAATGGTTGTTCTTGGGGTTAATATAGTTCTTACATTTTCACTTATAACAGATAAAGAATCACCCGCATAAACAGTTCCCGCGACAGTCATTGCACCGTAATTGGTCCCAACAAAAGTAACGGTATTGGACGTAGACCCAGTAATAGTATAAGTCCCATTGTAGGATGTTGGCGTTACTCCAGCGACAACTATGGTGTCGCCAACTTCAAATGTATAACTTCCAGTATATGTAATTGTTATATAGTTTATTGTGCTGATAACATTATTGGCAAGCGCCGTAATTACGACAATGCTGCCCTCTGCCCCAAGGCCAAGGTAAGTTAGGGAATTTGTGTCTTCCCATGCCCATAATGCACGAACAATAGAGCCAACGTTAGAAGGAAAAAAACGTGTCCAGCCGCCAAGCTTTTGAACTAAGCCAAGGCCCTGCTTATCAGGCACAAACCTAATAAGTGTTGAGTATGATATAGCCGCCTCGTTGAGTGCAATTGTGCGGTTTTGATCGACGCCCGGCTGTAACTTAAGTGTTGCGTGCGGCATTTATTAGCCTCGCGTCGGCGTAGCAGTAGTAGAAACACTTTGCGAACTCCAAGCCGCAGCCTCGAATTTTTTGCGGTTTTCTTCGCTGATCGCGCTCTTCAAGAGCGTTTGATATTGCGTTTCATAAGTAACAGGCATTTGAGGGTCATTGCCAAGCGCGCTAGAGAAGTTACGCTGATAGGCGGCAATGTAAATCATACTTGCCATAATGAATACGTCTGGAAGATAAAGGCTGATGAATGTTGTGGTGTTTGTTACCGATAAGCTTGGTGGACGATATGTGCCTATGATTTCTACAAAGTAAGTAGCATCAGAGTAAGGGCCAACTAAAAATGTATAATCGTCAAACGGGCAAAAATACTTTGGCTGCCCCGTAGCCGAAGATGATCCATAAACCGCATCCAAAAACTCTTTGGTTGTTGGGAGAAGGGGGACGCGGATACAAGATTCTGGATTAGTAGTGCCAGCAGGAGTAATGAGATTGATTTGCTCTGGAACGACAAATGTGCCAGCCGGGACTGTAATTTTACGAGTATTGATTGGAACCGTATAGCTAGAATTGGCGATAGAAGTAAAAAGAAAGTCAACGTCGCGGTAAATACGGTTTTCCGCATAAGTAATCATTTGCGGAAGAATAGCTAAAAATGCCGGGTCGGTTTCGTCAACGACGGCCATAGTGGCAATCTGTGTAATATAGCTTGTCGTGCCAGCAACTGTCCCGGCGTAACTTAGGCCCGTAGTCATCTAAAACCCCGCTAGTTAGGGCGAGTTTACCATAACACAGGCCCTAATGGCTACTTATTACCCCAGCTGCACAGCTCTTTGCCGATCTTGTTATGCGCTTTCACTTCCCAAATAGTCCCCTCGCTATCTTTGTCGCTCCAGTAAATGGGTCGACTGACAGCGCAAAATGTGGCCTGATTACTAATTGGGGCGTTTAAACCCGTCGTCGTCGCGCACCCCGTTAGGATTAAGCTCACGCTCACGCTCAACAGCCAAGCGAGCTTCAAGGGCTTTATGTGCCGCATCGATCTGAGCCTTTAAGTCTGCTACCTGCTGCTGCGTCTTACCCGCATCAACAAGCTTCTTGGCATATAGCCAATCAAACATTTTACCGGCAGCCTGAAATAAGCTGCCAATAATTGTCAGGATGGCGTAGATCACTGGTGAACGTCGCCGCCAGTGACGTTGCTGTCTTTGGCGTTAGCGCCAATTCCAAATATCGCTAGGACGAATGGCCAAACCTGTTCAATTGGAGGAAGAGGAATAGAGGCTGGCCAAACGCCCGCATATTGTAGCCCATAAGCTACAAGGGGGATAAGGGCCGATACCGTTGTTTTCCAATTTGTAAGTAATTTCTGCATCTTGTTCCCCTATTTAGTTAAAGCCAATATTTGATTCTTGACGTCTGCAATACGAGCAGACCAGCCCTTTCCAAAAGTAGACCAAATTGACAGGCTTTGCATGAATGCAAGGCGCTTATTGGTCACAGCCATTGCGACGTAAGTCTTTGTGGCCTGTATCGTCTGAGGCCCTATCTGGCCATCTTGCGTAACGCCGACAACTGCTTGCAGATATTTGGCCGCTCTTGATACGCCAGAATTTACTGCAAAATCGAACACAGCAAAATCAACACCATCGGGCAAATCATCTCCACGAATACGATCCCAATATTCTTGGCGGTAAATGGCCGCAACAGCCGCATCAGATATGTTGCGAACGCTCTGAGTGGGCAGACCATTCTTCCTTTGCCAAGCATCATACACCGCCTGCGTAATGCCTTTCATAGTGGCGCCACCCGGGTCATTGGGATGATTAGAGAAGCCGCCCTCGTATTTTAAGACTTGCTTAAGAGCTTGCGGATAATTTTCCTTCATTTGTCGGCCTTGTCGTCTAACTTGTCGAATATCTTGCCAAGCATTTCCTTGACTTCTTTCATGGCTTCAGCAAACTCATCCTTGCGGAGATAATGACTTGGGAGTTCAACTTCGATCTTGTGGATATCTTCCTTTAGATCTTTAACCGCTACCCAGAGTTCCCTTGCAAACCAGCCAAAAACCGCTACGGCCACGCCAATGCCGAAATTGAGTAGGGTTTGGAAATCCATCATGTTTTCTCGCCCGTATACCACAGGAGATTCTCCTGTAGTCGCTTGTCGTCTGGGTCTAGCTCACAGGCGAGCCTGCCCTGTTCAATCGCTACTTCCGTCAGCCCAAGACGATACGCGGCAATTGCAGCGTGATCGTGCGGGAGCGCACCCCAAGAAGATGGGTCGGTAGTATAAACTAATTCTTTATTTTTGATAGATAGGGCACGCATCGCGGCCCCATAACTTTCAGCCCATTTGTTCTGATCATAATATAATTTAGTCAACGCCACCCAAGGCTCGCGCGTGTGTGGAGCTTCAGCAGCTGCCTTGTGATACCAACCTTCAGCCGCAGCCTGATCTCCAAGCGCCGCATAGCATTGACCCAAAACGCGCATGGCGTAGCAGCGGTCATTGACCCAAGTCGCTTCTGGCATTTTGAGATAGCGATTTAGCGCCTCAATCGCCTCTTCGTAGCGGTTATAAAAATAAAGCTCCCGCGCATAGTAGAAGGCGTTTCGCGGGCAATGCGGGTCTTCTTTTACCGATAGCTCCAGCGTCTCCATATAATGACCCCTACTTTTTGTGGGGTCAGGATGATGCGTGATAAGCAAAAAGTCAGTGTGCGCCCACACTTCAGTGATTCGCAAATCAGCCCTTATGTGCTCATGGCAGGGATGGTGCCAGTAATAGCCATGACGCGAGTGGATCTTTTCTGAGTAAAAAACGATACCCAAGCTCCAATCGAATTTATAGCGTAAATGCGTCGTCTCAGGCATCCAGACGCGTTCTATTTCTTCACGCCAGCCGGGTTCCATAACTTCATCCGCGTCAAGACAAATGCAGACGTCATAATCTTTTGGGATCAGCATCAGCGAGGCGTTTCTAGCGTGATCGAAGCGCCAAGGCGTAACGCAGATCTCATGAACAGTTACCCCGTTTTCTTTTGCAATCTTTACCGTATCATCCGTTGAGCCAGTATCGGCAATGAGGAGAAGATCTGCGTCTCTTGCCGAATCAGCCCATCTTTTTATAAATTGCTCTTCATTCTTTGTGATCGTATAAACGGCGATCTTTAGTTTCTTTTCCATCTTTTTTCTGGCCCCTTCTCCAAAAAATAGATCTAAATATTGTGGGCGATTTTGTATTAGCCACGGCAGAGCTTCATCATGCAATTTCTGCATGTTCCTGCCAAGCGTCTGAGAACCGGCGTGATGCACATAGCAGCGTGA